GTGCTCTTCCGATCTAAAATCCTCTAAACTATTCATCGCAACCGTTGGATTACTGTGTTCCAAGATTTTACACACATCAGCAGCAACAAACCAAGGTTCTCCGTTAATCACAATAGTTCTAATCTGTCCAAATTCCTCGTTATTGAAAATTTCAATCTCATTTTTAGTTTCTAATAATTCTTTCATATCGTATCTTCCTTTCTTAAATAAATTTGTTGATAGCCTTCTATAGTTTTATTCTTTATTTGCTTGCAGACTATCAAGAGTATTCCAACTCCATTACGACAGCTTTTATAGATAGCCAATCTGCTATTCAGTTTTCAAGGTACGCAATTTTTATATTGTGTTTTCCAACAAAAATAACCGCCAGTATTTTATTACTAGCGGTTTGCGTTTACACTATACTATATATTGTGTTTTGTATATCTTTAACCACAATATATTGATTTAATTTTCAAAAAAGTCTTTTAATCATACCCCCATAATTTTTTAGTCACGTTATAATCACTTGGTACTAATTTACATTTCAAATCTCCAAAATTTAACTTATTAAATTCTTCCTTTGTAATTTCAATACCCATATCGCCTTTAACTGTAGCATTATAATCAAATTTTCCCTGACATTCTGGACGAAAATACCATACTCTATAGAATTCTTTACCTGTCTTCTGATTTTTACCATCAAACAAACAAGTTATTGTTCTACCTGAGCTAATTTCAGTTGTAACAAATGTTCCAAAGTAAGGATTATATTGCGTATATGAATTTTTTCCATATTTTAAATTCTGTTGTTTATCTTGTTCGCTATACTCAAGTAATTGTTGTGTACCTCTTCCATAAGAAGTATCATACACTTTACTACTATTTACACCAACTGTAGAATACAACTTAACTCCATTTTTATCAGTTGTTTCGACTCTTTTTACTTTCTCTCCATTAATATAGTCATTACAAAGACGATCCATGTAATGTACATTTCCTTTTTCATCAACTTTACGTGTATAATTTTTCATATCATGATTATCTTTAGCTGCAAAGGCAGCACTTCCGACACAAATTCCTAAAAGAGCTAACAATCCACCCAACATATTTTAACCACCTTTCTATTTTCTCCATTTTTTCATTTCATCAACTGACTTCTTATTTAAGTTATTATACATATCTCTTCTCTTTCGAGCATCTTCTTTCTCATTAATCCTCCAAGGGAGATATATACATAAATACATTGCTACTAAAAAACCAATTAAATGTGCCATAATAATTACCTCCTAAAGTTAATCCCTGCGGATATGCACCGCTGAACAGGATATTAATTCTATCATAAACTTTTTCTCCTTTTTAAATTAATCTATAATTCTTTTAAGTTTCCAAGATGTTTCATTTCCGAATACTTTTTCATATTCATTAACTGCATCTAACATCTGATGCCAGTTTTTACAACTTTTAATATTTTCTAACATATTTTTTAATTCTGATAATCTATTTTCACTAATATCATCAAAATCATCTATATCTATATCAAAATAATGCTGTGCCTCAAAAATATCTTCAAATTCTTCATCTCTCCACGAATTTACTAATTTAAGATTATCATCTTCGTCCATCCAACTAAAATCACATTCAGCGAGATAGTCTTTAACTGTCAAATCAACCGCATCCTCAATCAGAGATTCTGACTCAGTTCCTTTATATTTTGAATATAACAAGTCATTAACTGTTGATTCAACAATTAATTCTACCTCAAATGGTGTTAATTTTCTTCTTTTGCGATTTTCCTCATTTACCTCTGCATCAATTGCAAATTCCCACGCTTCAAGTGACATTTTTTCAATTAATTCATTATTATTCATAATAGCTCCTTCTTTCTTTTTTAATTATATATTATCGTATGTCCTATAACAAGGACTTTATATTTAATCTTCTTCTGCAATTCTTCTTCCTTCTTCAAGAGTATTGCAAGATGTAACTCTTGTCCAAGCGTTCAATTCCGTGTCGAACCGCATTAAATCATATTTAAGATTATTTTCATTAATTTCATAACCTTTTGTGAATCTTTTTATGATTACATATTTTTCATTTCCAATTTTAAAATTTCTTCTCATAATTTTAACCTTTAACCTTTCTTAATTTTCTGTTATAATATTCTCTATCGGAGGAATTAATCATGATAAAAGAATTTATAACAGACGTTTGCGAATTGCTTGAAATAAGAGTGCCAAAAATTTCATATGACACTCATTTCGCTACTAAAACAACATTAGCTCAATGTGAACCAGAAACTAATACAATTTACCTTAATAAAGTAGATAAGCCAAATCCAGACTATGTATTTTCCATTGCTCATGAACTTCGTCACATTTATCAATATCAAATTGATGAGAAATTTTATTTGTCAGGATATAAACCATCTAATAAATGCTCATCAGTTGAAGAATACAATCTTCAGATTGCTGAAGTAGATGCTAATGCTTTTGCCTCTATTGTGATGTCTGATTTCTTCTCAATAAAGCCACAATGGAATGGTTTATCTAATAAGGTTATTGATGCTATTGAAAAACGAATCAAATTACTTTTGACTACTGAATTTTCTTTAGAAATCTAAATCCATTAGCTTTAGTTTTCTTTTCTGAACCATTCTTCTGAAATTTCCGTTTCATGTTAATCAAGTATGAATCGGTTTTCTTTTACGTTACTTACTCTATAAATTCCATTTATCTCTTGCAAAGAATAATAAGTAGTATTATTTCTTATATAATTATTGGTGATTTTACAAGTAACTAATCTGCTCCATTTTTCTGTTACATAAACAGATATTTTTATTGTATCACCTATTTTATAATCCATTCCAATCACTCCTATCTAATTTAGTTCCTGTTTACATTCTTCTAACAAATCGTCTACAGTCATTCCATCTGTATTTCTCCACCATAACTGTAAATTATCGTCTTGTGTGTTGACTTCTGCTAAAGGATCATCGAGCATTGGAATATTTTCATTATCACTTTGCATATCCTGTACAAATGCTTTCTTTGAATCCCATTCGTATTCCACATATTTTCCATCACAATTAATAACAACTATATTAAGCATAATTTGTTTTCCTCCATTCTTTCAAACTTTACTCAATTGTGATATATATTCCGTCTCTTTTATCCCATGCGAAGATTTGAATATTTAATAACTCTTCCGGTAATTCAGATACATCACCTTTGAATAAGTCTTTATTTTTAGTAGAAACAATAATTGAATTTGCATGATCTTTTTTCCGGGTACTTAATAACTCCTTTAATGTTGGAGCTTCTTCACAAGTTCGTACCATAATATTTCCTCCAATCTTATCAGTAATCATCGTTTCATTGGTTTCCAACCCATTCGTCTCTTTTCATTCAAATCTTTATTATATGGACATTCTGGAATTTTGCATTTACCACACCATCCAATATCACTTGCAGATTCACGATCATATGCTTCATCATAATCACAAAGTTCGTGATCTATATTTTTTGTTTTTTTGCTCATAATAATAACCTCTCTTTTTTAAGAAATCCTCATTTCATATTATTCTCAATTTCTTTTAGTCTCTCTTCTGAACCGCCAAATTCGTAACACTTACATGGTTCATTATCAACAGATACATCTTTCCCATATTTCTTTCCGAAACATCTTCCAAGCCATTCTTTTCTACATAATTGACAATTATGCATATTCATTTCCTTTGTTATGTGCATATAATTCACCTCATTTTTAGAATTGTGTTCTAATAGTTATTTTTAAGACATTATCAATAATTTTCCATTCTCTGACTGTATAATAACCAAATTGTCTTATAGCTTCATTTGCATTATTATATCTATGCGTATCAAAGCTATGCATATCATAAATTTTAATATGATTATCTCCTGTGAAATTTTCTAAAAATTCTTTTACTTTCATATATTTGCCTTTCCCTTGAAACTCTTGTTTCATACTTTACATTCTCTATATTCTTTTTCAGTTAATAGTCCTTCATAGCACATATCTTCAAGCGTTCTATATACAGCATTAGCTCTCCAACTTGCATATGAAAAACCATCAAATTCTCCAATAAGTGCATCTCTGTTTTCTTCACTTTGTTTTTCTAATTTTTCTGCTAATATGGAATTACGAAAGAAATATGCTTTATACATAGCTGCTTTAATTCTAAGATTCTCAACTTCATATTCCTGAGAAACTAATTTCTCTTGAGCTTCTAATAACTGTAACCCCATATTTCCTAATGGGCTTCTTTCAATTCTGTTTCCAAAATAAGTATAATTCATATTTGTCACTCCATTTCTATATTAATTCATCGACTTCAACTACATCAGGATTATCACTAAACCATGAATCATTCTCTGCAATTTCCTTTAACTCAATAAAATCTCTTTCAGAATCAAAGCAATCGTTGTGTTTCAAATAAGCTGCTTTCACCTTTTCTCTTGCGTCTTCATATGATTCTGCCTTTACAATTCCAACAGCCAATTCTTCAATTCTGTAAGCATATAAGTTTGTAATATCCAACATATTAAGCACTCCTTTCCGCACTACAGAAGAAATCATCTTCTGTAAAACTATATCCATCATAGTGTTCATAAATAAATTCATCACTAACATATTCATCAATACTTGCAATCATTTCATATGACGGTTCATTGATATTAACTCCCATCACTTCTGCAAAAGTGCCTTCATTTACAAGTTCTGAATAATATGCCTGTTTCAATTCGTGTAACTGATCTCTATTTAATTCTTTTGCTGTCATAATTTGTCACTCCATCCTTCCTAAACAACAAATCTAATAATTCCGTTTCCGTTAGGTAAATTCATAAATTCACCTATACCGCCATAATATAATTTCCGTGCTTCTGTTCTTGTATAACCACATCCATCACACCAATCTGAACAAAAATCTTCCCAACCTGAATACCATGCACATATTTCTGCTCTGATATTGTATCTATTCGCATGGGATTCTATCTTCTGTTTGATTTTATTAGTAAGTTTTATATACTGACTTAAATATTCTTCACTTTTCTTGTCCATAAAATCACTCCAATCTTAAAATGAAATTGCTATTTCTTATCTCTAATCTTATCCAACTGCTTCTTTAATTTTCCATCGTTAATTTCAACCTCGTATCCTGATAGATAAGAAACAATGTCACTTGCTCTCTTATTACTCCGTGTAATACATACAGGAACACCATCAATTGCAATAACTGTTTTGTATGTACTGTTATATTGTTTTACTCTTGTCTGTGTAATTTTCATTTCCATCACTCCAATCTTTAAATATAATCCCACTGTAAATCCAGTTTTAACAAATCTTCATTATGCATATGTGACCAAAATAACTGGAATTTTTCTAAAGTTCTATTATTTGAGCCTTCCCATTTTCCGTCTCGCTTAATAGCCTTTATTGTATCCCCTGCCTTCCATACATTAGAATCTCTAACCGCTGTAAAGATTACTGTTTTTGAATTTCGCTTTATTACATTTGCCATATTAATCACTCCAATCTTCTAATAACTCATACACTTCGTCTCCATTTTGTGTTATCATACTAATATAGGAGTTGAGGACTTACACGGCTGCTGTCACAGCCGATGCCTCTTGTGTTAGCAATTCTCTTCTATGTATTCCCATGCTTCTTCTTCAGTTGGAAAAGCATTTGGACAACCTGGTACATAGAAATCGCCGTACATTTTGTAAGGTTTAATCACTCTAACACCTCTTCATATGTATTTATAGAAAAAGCAGAGATAATTAAATCTCTGCTTTAACTATCACTATTAAGTTGTTCTCCGTTTAACTTCACACCTCCACAATTTCAATACAGAAATTATCAAAAACATATTCACTGCCTTCAATATCCCAATTGTTCATATATTCTTCTTTTGCATTATAGGCTTCTTCTTCAGCTTCGCCATAGGAATCAAATAATCCCCATTCAAAATCTCCACTGTCTCTTAATTGACCTCCATCATAACTGATAATATATTTAAACATATTAATATCCCTCCAATCGTTTCCATTTATCATCAATCTGTTTCCATGCAGTAGGATTTAGACTATACAATCCCCTTTTAAATAACTCATCATATCTTTTATCCATCTGCTCTTTAGTGTCGAAAAATTCTTCGTGGTCTAAATTGCCTTTGTTTGCACCAGATAATTTATATATTCGTAGCTTATACATCTCAATCACTCTCCCTTTAAATTAGGACACAAACCAAGACCACCATCAACCTCTGGTAATCTTCTATATGCATCTTTATGAATACAATCTGCCTTATCACATTCGCTACAACAACATTTCTTGTATTCTTCATAACTCATTTTATAATTTGTCTCTTTAAATCTCTCTTCTGTCATCATAATTACTGCACCTCCAATGCTTTCTGTACTTTCTCGTTAAACTCACCATATAAAGATTTCCATTTCTCAATCATTTCTTTTGTAGGTTCACCAATAAGATTGTACCTTTCTTGCCTATATTCTTCGGGATCTTCACAACATTCTGTTACAAACACAGCGGTTCCAAATTTATCTGAATCACATCCAAAACCACCAGTTGCAAGTACAATTTGATATTTTGCGTCTTTAAACTCTGGTTTGAAAAAATCTGGTTTAATTACTACTAATTTGCCTTCAATATTGTCACTTAATGGTTTACATTCGCTTTTATCAATTATTGTTTTCATATCTTGTACCTCGCTTTCTCTCAACAACTATATATAGTGTATATGCAATTACACAACCACTACATATAGTTCATATTTTGCTATGAAACAGTTCTTTCTTTTGGTTTTATCCAACTGCTTTCCAATCAACTACCTGCTTATATCCGTCTGCCTGTAAGATATGAATTTCTTCATCCTTATCAAGTTCGTAATGATTTCTGAAAAATTCTTTTAACCCCTCTTCTCTTTCTGCTCTCCATAGTTCATCATGAGTGATTACATCTCCAAATTCTTCTTCGTCCGTTGTTACGGTAATATCAGAAATTTTTCCAAAATACATTGCTTCAAGCAAATCTGTATCCACATCTCCCATAACAATGTAATCTTGCCAATCTCCCTGGCTATACCCTCTAATTGTTCCAGTTTTAAAGGTGTCTTCTGGATAAAGAAGTCTGATTACATCAACAAGAATATCTTCTGTACATCTGCATTTATCATACATTCCCTTTGCTGTTTTATACTGTTCCTGCGTTAATGAATAATCATCGCATATATCTAGTGCGTCAAAATCATTTGCAATATCATCTAATAGTTCATTTGCTTTCTGATACCATTCTGCCTCAGTACAGCCTGTAAAATCTCTATTACCTGTAAGAACAACCTGTTCATCGAAGTTTTCACAACCACAATAATCTTTCCAACCATGATTGTTATTGTATAGCCACCATGTTCCATCGCCAGTGTTATCTATTTTGATTTCTACCATATCAATCAACCTCACTTTCATAAGCACTAATATCAATTCTGCCTAACTTAAAATTTAAGTTTTCATTCCAATTCAAACTGCCTGACTTTACAGGTAAATCTTCATAATCACCATAGATATTTGCCTTATAAATATTCCATCTTGCACCATCTACATGTAATACTGAATAAATCAATTTGTCGTTTTTATAGAAGTCATAGCAGCTACAATCAATATCAAGATAATATTTATATCCGTTTTCATCCTCTGTATTAATTGCAAAGTCTTCTCTGTTCATCCGTGATATTCTTGATTTTCCTATCAGTTCTGCTTTAATCTCATCTGGAATATCTTCGATCTTGTCCAACATGCTTGAATCAATGAACACAGGCTTCTTTTCTTTTCGTTCATACAAGTTCGGAAACTTCTTTCTAAACCGTGCTGCTGTTCCGCAAATATACTCATATCCGTTCATTTCGCATTCTCCTTCCTAATAAATAAGACAGACACATTTGTTTGCGTCTGCCTTATTATTCTCTGTATTACTGTTCTTTAACTTCTAAAATCTCGTATTCAACATCTCCATTGTCAAGTCCGTAAATTCGCTTACATTCTTCAACAGATGATACTGTACAGCTTTGTGTTCTCCATTCCCAATTACTCATTGCATCTTTATATTTGAATGTTATATTAAGCATCTGCATTTTCCTCCTTTGGAGTAATTAAACTCATAAGATTATCTCTAATATAGCCACAGAAAGCATCAATACTTCCATTTCCAATAGTCCAACAACTATCTTCATCATAACTCCAATGGATAATTACTTCATGCCCTGCCGTAATATTAGGTAAGTCAACATCTGACTTGCTTGCATATGAACTCTTTGAAAGAGCTTTGAGATATACATATCTTCTGATATTCTCAATATCTCTTTCTGTTTCTGCATTGAAAATCTCTACCAGATATTCATCAGAACATTCATCATAAATATCATATTCAGAAGCTCCATTTTTCTTATTATCAAGCCTCTTCAACTCTTTACTAATTGCAAACAGTGCTGATTCCTCATATTTCTTGCATTCTTCTTCATTACTAAATACAGTTCCATCCTCTGCAATGTACTCTGTTCTTACCAGTTTCTCAATTGTTTCTGTTTTTCTAATTTCGTTTACTCTCATAATTTTAATCTCCTTTTCTCTTCTCTGTATTACTTTCCTGCAAATCTTGGAACAAATAATCCAAAATCTGTTGCAGGAAATTCAGTTCTATTGATATTATTCATAATTCCATACAAATCATGAGCAAAATTAAATTCATCTGCATTCAACCAATCATCTAGTCTTAAATGGAATTTCTGATCTGCACTTTCAATATCCATTAACAGACTTATTCTCTCTCCACTATAAAATTCTTCGTTTTCTGCTCTCTTTGCAATTTCTACATATTTTTGATATCTTTCTTTGTCCATACAAACACGCTCCTTCTAAGTAAATTACAATTTCCTTTACTTAGATATTCTCTAATTCTTCATTTAGGTCTGCAATTCTCTCTTTGATTTCGTCAATATCTGGCTGATAACTGTCAATAATTTCTGCCCTCTCTTCTGTTGTCAGATCTTTATCGTCAAGTTCATCTTCCAAATCACTTTGAATATCAGCAAGTTCATCTTCTGCCTCCTTGATTTCCTTTCTAATCTGTTCTTCACTTCTAATTCCAAGCCATTCATACACCTGTTCAGAATCAAACCATAATAAATCATTGAGCTGCGTTTCTGTCATTTCATCAGGATATAAATCTTCAAGAATATTTTCTAATTCTTCGCATTTACCTTCTCTCTGTATTCTGTCAAGTGTGTCTACTGCACCACTCCATGCATTAAAACTGTTTAAATCTAAATCATATGTAATTGTCATATTTGTCACTCCTTTCTAATAATTCAGACTTACAACTCGTCCATCATCAAGTTCGAGATAATTTTCATCCTCATTGACTAAATCTTTTCCAAACTTTTTATAATCGAAATATTTATCTGCAATAGAATCTCCATTTTTAATGTATCCAAGGTTCCATGCTTCTTCGTATCCTAAGTCTGAGCTGTCTTGGAACACACTGCCAATAATTCCTCTGTCTCTGTAATCCAGATGATATTCATCAAATATCTTCTCAATATCTACATCATTTAATGAATATTTATCCTCCATATATTCGATTTCGCTTTCAATGATTTTCTGCTGAAATTCTTTTGCTTCTTCAGATTTGAGCTTATTATAGATATGTTGTACTGATTTTGCTAATGCAATTCCCTTATTATAGTGTTCATCTCCCTTTGTAATTCCATATCCTAAATCATTAATTGCTTTGTTGAACTGAACCAATTCGTTGTATTCTGCCCTAGTTAATACCGTTTCAATATCTTCATAAGCAGGAAATTCATGCCCACTATAACAAGCTCCGTTTAAGTTGACACTTCCAAAATAGTGATTACATTCAAATCGTGGATTCTTTGAATCAATGTATGCACAACAATCTCTATCATCCGAATCCTTTTCTCTAAATAAGAATAAATAACTCATAATCATACCTCCTACTGAATTTCGCTTAATTCTTCCATCTGTTCTGCTGTGAAAATTCTTGTCAAGTCTTTATATTCTTTGATTACTGCAATATAAATTCTCTCTGCTGTTCTACTGTCCTCGTCATATCCAAACTCTGAACAAAAATCTTCAAATGTGCCTACATCATATTTCTCTAAACAAGCCAATACATCATACTCACTTGGAACTGCTTCGGCTTTTAACTTCTTCAATTCTAGCTCTGTTTTCTTTTGCTCATTGTATGGAAAATCTGAATATCTACATTTTAATTTCTTTTCAACATATTCTTCTAAAGTCATCTGGGAAATTTCTGTATTATTTATGCTATCCCAAAATACAAACGTCATTTTGCCTCTTGGCGTTGTGATTATTACATCATACCAATTTCTTTTTTCTTTCTCTTTCCAATTCTCATTTCGTGAAATACCACCATACACGATCTCACACTTTGCATTCGCCTTATTTAAAAAGTTCTTTGCCTGTTCTAAATATTCATTCATAATTCATTTCCTCGCTTTCTTGTAATAAAATAGGCAGCTAGTAGATTATTCTCCTAACTGCCTTTGCGTTTGCGTTATTCTGTTTAGTTGCTAAATTTAATCATCATCTTCCTCAACAACTTCTCCATTTGTATATCCTTCTGATATTTTCCGTAAAATATGCTCCTGTGAACACTCGTCTAAATCATCAAATCTAACTGTTTCACCTTCAAGTGTTATATCAAAATCAACACTCCACCATCCTGTTTTTGTCATTTCTCTTCACTCCTTCCTAAGAAAACTTAGTTTATTTTCCTGTTGCATCGTGATAATCTTCTTCGTCAATTTCTTCTACATAATCAACATACCTTTCATCTCCATCTTCCTCAAACAGATGGTTATCAATGGCATATTGTAACGCTTCATCTTCGCTACTTACATTTGCCTTAACAAATATAGAATAACCTGCTCCTTCTTTTGTTCCGTCATAATTTATGTGAATATCATAATATTTCATAATATCTACCTTCCTTTCTAAAGAAATGCGAATTTCTTTACTCTGTATCGCACAATGTATATCCCATTCCTACTAATACATCTGGTGCATTATCATAATTAATTTCCTCAAAATCTTCTTCCATCCATGATAAAGTTCCATTACAGTCACATTCAGGGCAAGTGTCTTCTCCGTGATTTATCAGCATTGCTCTTCCGCAGTTATTACACGCCACAAAATCGCAACATTCACTTTTATTTTCATTTGTGACTCTGTCTAATACAATATTTTCATCCATTTTTAATCACCATTTATCTTCCTTAAAATCCATAAGAAACATGTATTTACAAATTCTCAATATCATTTTTAACATTAGCAATATTTTCGATGAGATTGTTCATGTCTTCATCTTCTCCGTATTCCATGTTCTCGTGCATATACTTTGTAAGCTCATAAAACATTCTAATTTTCTGTTTATCGCTCATTTTATCAAAACACTTCTGCATTTCTTTATTCATTTCTGTCATGGCTATTCTTCTTCCTTTCTTTAAAAGAAACACTTATTGTTTACTTTTCATAAGCTCTTGTATTCCAATAATCAATAGTTTTTTCTATCGGATTTTTAGCTTTATTAGTAAAATTCTTATATCCACTTAGCCCACAATCAGCACATTGTATCTTTACGGAAAACATCAAATCATAATTCGGTTCGTCCATATAAATCCTTTTTGAGCCACACATCGGACATGGTTTTGCTTCACTTGATATATCTCTTGTCATATAATCTCCTTTCTAAAACGAGCACCCTTTTTTATCATTCTTAGTTTTATTAAAAGTCTATATAGTGACATGGAATTTGAATCTTATCTCCATGCTCTGTAGTTATTGTTAATGTGCCCCATTCATCAGACTTTACTTCTTTATTTATGATTTTGTTATTTATTGTAAATAAATCTTCATGGTCAATCCATGTTGCACCTATAATCCACCCATCGCCTCTGAATACACACAATTCTCCAACTTGTGTTTTCTTTAAACAAAATTCTATAACTGTCATATATTTCTCCTTTTCTTTGAATGTAAATTTAGTCTGATGTTTCTTTTAACATAGCCTTCAAGTATTCATGTCTGAATTGCATTTCAAATTGAAACATCAAATCGTAAAAATCAATATCTGGATATTTTTTAAGAAGATTACTTGCTGTTTCCTTTGCAAATTCGTTAATTCCATTGATTCTTGTTTCCATCATATTATTTTTTCTATTAACATTCTGTCTTTTCAAATCGACACCTCCTACAAAGAAACACGCATTTACTCTACCCACTTTAATCCAAAAACAGAAACATAATATTCTCTGCAACTCATTATGTCATCTGGATCTTCCATTACAGAAATTTTGCCTTCGCCGTGGGTAGGCTCTTTCCAATAATAAGCAATTGCCTTATCACCACGAAAATCTGTGAGAATATCTCCATTCTGTACTTCTTTTTCTGTGTCTTTATATACTAATTTCATAATCTGTTTCTCCTTTCTAATGAAATATCTATTTACTCTTCTATACTATTTGCGCCATCTGCAAATCCGTCATCATATCCCTTGTTATACATAGGGTTCTCAAATTTAGTATTTGCAATAGGTGAATCTTCTTCGATGTCAAAGAAAGATTTCTCTTCTTCTGTCATTTCACAACACTCATCAAAGTATTCAAGGGCTGAATCTCTATCATCAGATATAAGTCCGTCTTTGAATAATGTTGCAAGCTCCTCAAGTCTGCAACGTGGAATATAGTCACTTTCCGTTCTGCTCCTAAAACAATCTAATGCTGTTTGCAACATTATTATTTTGTAGCTTGTGGCATCCCAATATTCAAAATATGTGCCACTTGACCACTGCTGGTCTTCAGGTTGCGTTGGATCATAACCACTCACAACTACATACTGTGTATCACTTTCGCTTTGTAAAAGAGCATATTTATCTTTTCGTAAAATTTCTTTCCATTTCATAATATCAATCCTTTCCTTATTATAATGCACTCGTATAGCCGTTATCACAGCTTTCGTTTTACTGATATTTCATATTATTCACTCTCACTTTCTAATTAGTTATTCTCCTAAATTGCCTTTGTCTTTGAAGATTTCTTAGTTGTTTTCTTCTTTTCTGTAAACGGACTTTCCATTTCGTAACGAACAACTTCGGATAAATAATCGAAAATCTGTGCCTGTGTCTTATCTATGATATTTGTCACAAAGAACTCTGTTCCTTTACAATGCTTAATAAGTGCTTCTTCCATTTCATCTGTCCGACCATCCGTATAAGCATATAATGCCTTTAATGCACGAATAATCTTTGCTGTATATGCCTTTCCGTTATAAGAATCTGCGTAACCATTCCATCCGAGATTTCCAAGCAATTTCAGCATAGAATCAAGAAGATTTGTATTTGTCTGTACAAGATGAATACCGTCTGAAATTGACGTAAGAGTTCCAACAGTATTTGTTATATCTTCATCTCCCTTTACTGCTACATTATTCTTATGGCAAATTTCCTGTAATTTCATATAATCTTCCTTGTGTCCTGCAATAGCAGCTTTATAAATATCCATTGGCTGCATTTTGCGTCTATCCTGTGACTGATTAATGAATAATTCAATCGCTTCTTCTATCGAACATTCCATAATCTCAACAACAACCGAATCCATTTTTGCTTTAAATGCTCCATAAATTCTATGTTGTCCGTCAATTACCCATAATTTACCTTTATGGAATAATACCTTTGGCACATCCCATTTATATTTATTATAGGAATTACCTATCATATAAGCTCTTGCAAGACTTAATCTTCTTTGCCATTCAGGAATATGAATGTACATTGGATCAACTACAAGCTGAAGTTTATCTCCAACCATGCTATTTCTTTTTGCATCCTTAATCATTCTGGAAATATAATCAGTTTCCATTTTCCCTGTAAAACCATCTACGTTCCGTGATTCCTGCATTTCCCTTTCTGCCTCTTTTGCTGTTAAATAAACTCTCTTACACATATCTGTGCCTCCTTATATTCTTTAATTTTTTGCATAAAAATAACGGCTTGTTTTCACTTGCCGTTTAGTCACTAAACTCTCTGAAATACACCTGACTTGAGCATATCTATTTTCCAACACTCAAAATCTGGATATTCTGTTTTGTCTACTATATCTCTGTAGACTTCACGCATCTGTTTTTCCGTGAATGTTTTACCTTTAAGCGGATCTTCATATGTGATATACACTATTCTTCTACCATCCTTTCTTTTGTAATTAACATGTATAATCCCAAGGGGAATAATAGGACGCTTATAGTTGCATCTCCGTCTAATATAATAGGTGCAAGAATTGATATTATAATCAATCCTGCTCCCATTATTTTTTGCTTTAATTTTTGCTTTAGTTTTTTTGCTTTTGCGTTCATTGTTATCCTCCTTTATATACTCATTATGAGTGGCAATATCCGTAAGCGTGCCTTATCATATTTCCATTCTTCTGCATTTTTGCCTTGTGGTATGGAGAGTTCATCTACTGAACTTACTATCTCCTTTACTTTGTTTGTGTTAAGGCAAAAATCATTTGCCAATTTCATTATTTCCTTTGCCCATGTTGCCATGTTTGTTTCCTCCTTAATATTCTCCATTTATATTTATGTATTCCCACGCTTCAGTTTCTGTTGGGAATTTAATTGGGCAATTCGGTATATACCAATCGCCATATTTTAGATATGGTTTCATTTTGCGTTTCCTCCTTATTTTTTGGCATAAAAATAGCACCTTGCATTGTGCAAGATGCTTTTGTTTTTTATATTATTTTTTATTTTTCTTTACTTCTTATTTTACATTTTTTTTAGTTTCGCTTGAAGCTCTGCAATTTGAGCTTCTATGGCTTGTTTCTCTGTATTTGTTTTATTTTTCTTTTGTTTTTCGTAGTCTTCATCAGAAATCCATTCCATAATTTCTGAAGGCTGAACTTGTAAAAATGTACACACTTTATCTATATTTTCTGTATTCATAGTTCTATTATGTGAAAATTTTGTAGGTGTATTTACACTTAATCCACCTGCACATAAATCTTTCCATTGCATATTACGTTCTTGCAAAATATTTGCAAGTTTATTATAAATAATCATAATTTTGCCTCCTTTATCACCTCCAATTTTATCACATATTTTTGTGATTATCAATTACATTTTAGTTTTTATAACCAATTCTTCGCAATCGTCAATTAAAGCTTTGATTGCTTTAAATTGCATTTTAATAAGTTCATCAGATTGCAATTTGTCTTCTGATATTTCCATTAAATCTCTATTGATTGCCTTGATATTAGCATCGAATTTTTTCTTGTTTTCACTTTTCATAGTTATACCTCCGTTTTCTTAATTATAACATCTTCTAAAATCGTGTAAAGGATTACTTGAACATTCATAATCTGTGATACTTCCATTATAAATGCGTGATCCACCTCCACTGCCTTTATGTTTGCGGTCATGACGCATCATATTTTCATATTTGCGAAAGTCGTGACTTCTCTTCTGCTGATGTTTTCGGTAATAATTCCACATTATTTCCGTATATTCATTCTTTGCATATGTACGAAACCATTTCTTTTCAGTTGGCAACCATACAATTAATTCCAGATTATATTTGCGTTTGTGATTAAATTTATTGCATACAAGTATCATTTTGTTATCAAGTTGCAAAATGATAGAACCCATACGAAATTCTTTGTCATGTAGAACTTCCGTGTTAAGTGCTTTGTAAATTTGCATAGTTATTTTACCTCCTTAATCTTCTACAATTCCATTTTCAGTTAACCAATCACACAGATAACAAAATGGTTAATTCCTCCGTGTGAGAAGTCCATAGAGTTGTAGTGTTCTTTTACCTCTGCATATTTATCAGGGAAAACACGCTTAATTCCTGTTAAAAGCATAGCTCCCCAGTTTCCACCACATGCAGAACAATTCTGCATAAATTCTGACATTTTCATTTTATCTTACCTCCTTAATTCTTTTCATTGCCATTTTTTGAGCCTCTGGAAAATCCAAAATTCCTTTTTGTAAATAAGTTGTAAAAAGCCAATTTATTTCTTCCCAGTCTATATAATCAGTTTGATAATATATTTGCATTAATAATTCCATTACAGAATTATCGTTTAAATGCCACGGTCTGCCCATACCGACAAAATCAGCTTTAATATTGAGCATCATATTTTTAATTTGTATTGCGTTCATAATATTACCTCCTTATATTAAAATGCACACTATTAAAGGGCAGAATTTCAGTTCTGCCCTTCGTACTATGCACTTTATATTTTACATTATGCAAAGTAATGTTTAATTACAATGTTGCTGATAGTGCTTGCAAGTCCTGAATAATCATAGGTTGTTTCCTGCGTTTTCTTATTCTTTTTAGCCTTTACAAGTGTGTTAATCTGACGCTTTTTGAATGTTACTTTTCCGTCATCGTCTGTATCAAATTTATTAGAAAATCCACGGATATAGCAATCATTAAGTAATTTTTTATCCTCCGCCGTTAGTTTTACTCTTGTTTTGTCTGTATACGGAGTTTCAAAAGGCAAACTGAATGTTGTTTTGATAATGGTTTCCAATTCCTGAGAAGCCTTCTTGTATGCTTCTTTTACATCGTTAGTCATAGATAATTCGCCATTCTTATTAGCTTTACTTGTAATATGAATTGTTTCAAGTGCTTCATAAAGAGCTGGCGACTGGAATGTTGGAATGATAGCATATTTCACCAACTTAGAGTTATCCCATGTTGCAAGTACCCTAAGAACCGTGCGGACTACATCCTTAGAATTACCAAAATGATCCTTGTTTTTTTCAGACATGGCAGTAACAACATTGTTGTAAGTATCAAGAGTTTCAGTCTGCGACTCTTCACATTTAATCCGTTCAGACTTGCTATCGTCAATACTTGCAAGAATACCGTCAAGTTTGCGGGTTTTTGAGAAAGTGTCATCATCGCCGTTTTCTTCTATATCCTTGCGGATAGAGGAAGCCTGCTTTTCCAATCTGTCAATAGAATCGTTGAGGCACTCAATATTCATTCCTGCTAATTCATGAGAAATTGCCTGCTGGAATTCTTCTTTGAGTTCTGGTGTGATGTTGCTTGCATAAAAATTAATTGATAAAGTTGTCATAATATACCTCTTTCTCCGACTTAACGCAATCGGTGCATATAATATTTTTATTGTGTTTATAGTTGTAGTGTTATGCACACTATAAAAGGCTAGAGCTAGAGCCAGTGCTACAATAACGCAAACTATCTATTGTTTGATTATTTATACCTAAAAAGTAGGTGCTTTATAGTGCGTTGCGATGTTTTCTGGATAGACTTATTCTAGCCTTCTAATTATGTATAACTTTTATAATAGCCATATAAGGGAATTACTTAATTTTACAAGTATATTTATAACGCAGACATTACCCTGCTAAAATAAAAATAATCGGAGGTGTTACCCTTTACCCGATTAAAATTAAACAACTATTATATTTTTATTTATGTACCTACCCTGCTAGTACCAACCGTGCCATTATCGGTTGAATTTTAAAATTATTAGATTTTTTCAAATCCTGCCGTTGCCGTTCCCATCTTTGAACACTCCTAGAAAATACTCTAGGGATTAGCCCGTTTGCTTATGTCTTTTTTGACATCTTCCTGCCGTGTGGCAGGGTGAGGACACTTGCGTATAATCCAGTGTTAGCCGAATTATCGTTTGCAAGGATTGCTAATCCTAGGGCATATATACTATTGCAAGTATAATCTAAGCCGTTCCCATAGGTTTTTCTGGTGAACCTTTTAACCTTAAATTTAGTTTGTATAGCAATAACTCAATGAGGAAATTGCTAGAATTTTATATCCTGCCATAGTCTTTTCTTTTAAAGTCTAGGACTATAAAAGAGTACCTATTTAAGAATATAAAATTGTTTTTTCCTAGGGATTGTAATTGATAACTAGAATTGATATAATAGAACTTGCTACAGAACTAAATTATATTTATTTAGTTATCAATCGGGTTTTACTTATTGGAATAATCCTCTAAGTATGCTATAACATCCTTTATGGATTCTATAGCCTGCTGAATGTTGCCATTCAGTAGAAACCCTATTACAATTTTTAATTTATAAATTAGATGTTTTTCAATAGGTTTATCGCCTCTTTCTTGTTTGGATTGATTGTATCTTATCACTTATTTTAGTGATTGTCAATACTTAAATCAAATATTTTTGTAATTTATTTCAATCACTGTTTTATTTGATTATGATTAGATACTATCACTTATTTTAGTTATTGTCAACAACTTTTTTACGATATTTTTTTGTATTTTTAAAAATACAATTTTATATCATTATTCTATTTTTAGTCTAATATAAACATATATTAATAGTCTACTATTAGAGTATGTTTTATATGTCTAACTGGGGGTAATTAAAACTAACCGATCGCCTTAAAAATGCAGGCAGCCATATAGCTGATTCATCCACACACTAACTCAAAAATCCCCAACAAATCAACCAAAATCCCAAATCCCATCACTAAAATCCCTTATCGCACCTCATATCGTCAAATCCCATTAAAATCAAGCATTTCAACCACCTTACAACCTAAAAAATCAAACTCCCTTCTCTCCAAAAAACCACTTACTAATCCAAAATCTTACTTATTTATAAGCACTTTCACCGATAACCAGATTATCCAATAATCGTGATATAAATTCTCAGATCACATTTAATTTAAAATATGAAACTCTCACATCATAACCAAACACTACCCAACTAATTCCAAATATCCAATCCTTAGACAAAAACATACGAAATCGACTCAAATTTCAATCAAAATCACTTCAATGATAAATTCATACCTGACAATCTAAAATCGAAAATCATCCTCATTTTCTTCAATTTGGTCTCATACCTATGGGGGTATATTAAAACCACACAATAAATCCCTCATATATCTCACTACTACTTATAAAAAATACGCAAAAATAAAAATTCAATAGAGAATATATAAATATTAATATAGAAAGGAATAAAACAAATGAACAAATGCGAAACAGAGATACCTAAATATCTTAAACAAAAAGAAAGTAATGTATCTAAATCCAAGAAGAAATCTAAGCATAAACATCAATATGAAGAATGTCTGATTCAATACAATCTTATGTTTGCAGGAAAAAGTTATATTAAAACAGGACTATATAGCTATTGTACCATTTGTGGAAAGATAGGTGATAGATTCAAAGATACTAATTCTATTGTGAAAGATTATACAAGAATAATAGATACATCAATAGGCAAATATTACTCTCTTATCACTGACGAAGAGTTATATGAAAGGTATCATAATAAGCTGCCAGTATTTTTTGTAGAAGATATTTACAAAGAGAAGTATGTTGATTTGGAATAGAATGATAATTCAGATGGAGAATAATTAAATAGACAATCTTATATTGCCTACGGCGTTGTTGGTCAATCGCTGCTAACGCAGCTCATGCCCTTGCATCCGTTCTTGCGAACGTCTGCAAATATATTTATATATTTTCTATACCACTTTTTAATCTTATTTCTTAATGGTAATACCTCAAAACCCTTGAAAATAAAGGCTTTTTTCTCAATTTTAACACTTTTTATGTTTTGTACTATTTTTAATCAAATACAACAAATAAATCAATTTTAATAAGGAAATCAAAGGAAAATACGCTAACACTTTTTTTTGAAAACTGGTGTTAAAATCCATACAGACATGCCAAACGGCAGTTGAAGGGATTTTTGTCATAAAAAAGAGAATAAAAGATATATACAAAATAACGAAAAACAGAAAGGAGATTTTTATGGTTTTTGACTGCAAAGTAAATATAGTTGATGCAATTATGGGAGCTGGTAAAACACAAAGCATAATGAATTATATTAACCAATCTAATGAAGATGAAAAATTTTTAGTAATAACACCATTTCTTGATGAGATTGACAGATATAAAAGATATTGTAAAGAGAAAAATTTTGTGTCACCAAATTTTCTTAAAAATGAAAATGACAAAAAAGGAAGTAAACTAAATGATATAAAGCGGTTAATTAGTAAAGGTGACAACATCGTATCAACTCATGCTTTATTTCAGAAATTCGACAATGAATTAATTGATTTATGTAGAGCACAAAATTATACGCTTATAATGGATGAAGTTGCAAATGTGATTGAAGAATATAATCTTTCAAAACAAGATTTTGAAATATTAAAAAACACTTATGTAACCATAAACTCTGAAACAAAACAACTTATTTGGAAAGAAGAATATTCGGATTATAACGGCAAGTTTAATGATGAAAAAAGATTATGTGAACTTGGTAGTTTAGTATGTTATGGAAATGACTTAATGGTATGGCTATTCCCAATAGAAACATTTAATTCATTTAGGAATATCTATATTCTTACTTATTATTTTGATATGCAGATGCAGAAATATTATTACGACTATTATGGAGTACAATATATATACTGGTCTGTACAAGGCAACAAAATGGATAATTATCATTTAATACCTTTTGATAAAAATATAAAATATACTCAATATAATTATGAAGAATTAATCCATATTTGCGAAATTGATAAACTAAACATGATTGGTGACAGAGATAGTGATTTGTCATATTCGTGGTATTCGAGAAATAAAAACAATGCTTCTATGAAAGTATTGAAAAATAATGTTTATAACTTTTTTCATAATGTTAGGGAGAATAAATCTAATGATAATATTTGGACAACTTTTAAAGAATATCAGTCTATATTAAAAGGTAAAGGTTATACTAAAGGATTTCTGTCTTGTAACTGTCGTGCCACCAATGATTATAAAGACAGAACTTCTGTAGCTTATCTAATTAATCGTTATTTAAATCCATTTATTAAAAACTTTTTTTCACTTAATAATATAAAAGTAGATGAAAATGGTTATGCCCTTTCAGAAATGCTTCAGTTTATATGGAGATCTGCCATTCGTGATGGTAAAGAAATTTGGGTTTACATACCAAGCATAAGAATGCGTAATCTTCTCAAACAATGGATCAAGGAAAAATCACCACAAATTACAGCTAAATAAGAGAATATACATATGTAACCAATTAACGTAGCACTCAAAGGAGCAATGCAATGAAAAAATAAAATAACAATTAAAGGAGCTACAAATAAGAAATATGAAAGAAACAACAATTATAACAACAAAACATAATACATATGCAGGTGAGATTGATATTGAAGACTTTTCTACTTCTTTACCAAATAAAAAGAGAATAAATAAATATAAGGATTCAAATGTTTTTTTTGATTCCCTAATAAAAAAAGAAAACTTTAAGGAGAAATATAAAAATATGACACTCGATGAATTAAGAGAACTAAAAGTAATATCAAATGAAAATGGTAGACCTAGCCAGAATTTAACTGATAAAAAATGGCAAGAAGAATTTGAATTAAGGAAATTATTCATTACTCCTTTTAAAAAAGGAGTAAAAAAAATGGGTGGACTCTATTCTAAAGATACTGGTATGTGGAATACGGAAACAAAAGGGGAATATTATGGAACAACTAATTATCAGGAATATTGTTCTTTTATAAATGATATTTTATCAAATATCAGGAGTGGACAAATTGATTATGTGTATTACATATATCAGATAACCGATCTTTTAAAATTTCATTATGACACTTTAAAAACAAGATACTGTGATGGATATTGGGAGGTATGGTTAGATGTATAATGAATCGTTTTTAATTGTTAATTTGAAAAATGATTATTCGATTATTGCTTATAAGAAAAAGGAAGATGTCGGTAGATATAATGTAGAATTAAAACTTTTAAAAAATTCTAATGCGAAAACCAATATCATTTTAGATATAGAAAATTTAATATTTTTTTCAACCAAACGTTATATAGATAAAGATATTACAGATTATATTAATGGACTTATGGTTAATTATGTTGGTTATATTTATATTCAGAAATATGAACATGTAAAAAAATGTTTACAACTTGGTTCGCTATTAAAGGAATAGTCTATGTGTGAAATATGTAATAAATATCCATGTAATTATAAATGTCCTAATTATATTCCACCTAAGACAAAAATAAAATGTTTCATTTGCGAAGAAGGCATATATAATGGCGAACGTTACCTTGATAATGAAAACGGTGAATATTTACATGAGGACTGCGTTGATTGCTTAGATGCCGACCAACTTATTAATTGGCTTGGATTTACGTATAAAGAAATGGACGATTATGATTTAAGAGAAGACTCTTAAGAGAGAATTTATAAATAAGAGGTGATGTTAAAATAAATGAGTGAATATGGAATTAAGATAAAAAACATTGAAGCTGCTACGCTTTATGAATACAATAAGGGATTACGTGATCATTACGATTACAAAGATGCAATGTTTGTTAATAGCTTATTTAAAGATTTTATATGTGAAAATGGGTTAAAAACTTGGAAAGAAGAAACTACAAGAGATATAATTTGTTTAGAATTTAATTTTGGTACAAGATCTTATGAAGATGAAATTAAACATATTCAAAAAATAGCTAAAAATGCTCGTATAGATTATAAGAAAGCAATTAGCTCTGGTAGTAAGAAACTCATAGAAGCTCAAACTAATAAAAAAAGAAAGATTATGAGTTTATACAATTTTGCTGTTGAACATAAAACAGAATATTTCTCTTTATCTGCTGATGATATTCGAAAAGAATTTTATAATAATGGTGTTAATGTCGAATATATTACTAGAAAGAAAAATGGAGAAATAGTCAAGGTAGAAATTATTCACTATAAAATGTTATATAGAAGTCCTGGTAAAGCAAAAAAGGGAACTTGTATGTTTATCCGAGATAAACTATATAATAGAGCAATTAATTTTTTAAGGATGGGTATAAAACTACCAAAACATAATGCAGACATTGTTGGAATAAGTGCTTATTCTTCTCTTATTTGTAGCGGTATTGTTGGAAGGGTAAAAATCAATCCAAAAAATATCCTTATTCTGAAAGATGTAGATAGATATTTTGATACAAAAGTTATATCAGTTGAAACAGACAATAATAAACACTGTATAGCAAAACTTATTAATGATTACAAATTAAAAAATACAATGTTTGATGGACAAGCTCTTATTGATTCTTCAATCTTCCCATCATGGGGTCATGGTTATATTCTCCTAAGACATCATTTTTGTAAGATGGCTGCATTTTGCAGTAATATTCAATTATTTTTCCGTGATTATTTTGGTAATGACTACTACTCTGCTACTGTAAAAGATATGTGGGGAAACGAACATTATGTAAAAGATATAGAACTTATTACAACTGATAATGCAATGAAATGGATTAAATATAATGTATCTTATGATTATTGGCGTAATAAAGTTTATGAGAATGATTGCATGTTTGGGGTTGTTAAAACTGCACATCCGAGCAAACTTGGTAATGTTCAAAGAATGAGTTATCAGATGATAAACTCTCTTGATATTAATATTATGGAGAATATATGTAAAGAAAGTGTCGAGTATATCAATAAATTAAAGACCGATGATGATTTCTTTCTTGAATATTTAAGAAAAAATATAAACTTTTCAAATGATTATGAGGCTTTGATTGTCCTATGTGAACAGAATCGAGATTTTCTTAGAAGTTCTTATTTTAGGGAGCGTAAAAAAGCAATTATTATGACATATGTTTTAAATTTTAAAAGTGGTAAGGTCATTCAAAATGCTGATAATTTGGTAATTGTTGGTTCACCATATGCAATGCTGTTATATGGAGCAACTGGTGTACCAGCTGATGTTGATAAAGATGATACTTTTTTTGTAGAAGACTTAGCAACCCAATGCTATACAACTAGGTTTGATGATAATGAATATCTTGCTGAATTTAGAAGTCCGTTTAATGGAAAGTATAATCTTGGATATTTACATAACGTATATGATGACAGGTTTGAAAGATATTTTAATTTTTGTGATCAGATTATTGCCATAAATATGAATGGTACGGATTTTCAAGATAAAAACAACGGATCAGATCAAGATTCCGATAGTCTGTATACTACAAATCAACCTGATATAGTGGAACATGCAAGAAAATGTCAACTACTCTATCCTACTATCGTGAATAATATTCCGAAGGATTCTAATATTTATGATAATACTATGGAAGATTTTGCAAAGTTAGACAACAAACTTGCTGCGTCTCAGTTAGATATAGGAGAATCAAGTAATCTTGCGCAGTTGGCTCAAACATATGATTGTACGTTTGCCGATCAAAAATATAAAGATTATGTATGCGTCTTAAGTATCCTCGCCCAGATTGCAATCGACAGTGCAAAACGCTTATTCGATGTCGATGTAGGTGCAGAAATAAGACGTATAAAAAAAGATATGGATGTTGAAAATAATAGATACCCTGCCTTTTGGAAAATTATAAGACGGGATTTTAAGGAAAAGAATATTAACTATAATCTTATCTGTCCTATGAATTATCTTTATAATCTAAAACTCGACCAATTTAGGTCAAATGAATCTACCATTCCAATCCAATATTTTTTCAAGAAATTTGAAATAGAAAAGAACAGGAAAACATGTAAAAAAGTTGAAGAAATAATAGAAATGTATATGAATAAATATTATTCTATTATTAGTTCTGAAAATGAAGATTCTTATTTTCTTTTAAAAATGGATTTTGATAATATGATCCAAGATATAAAAAAAGTTTATATATCTAAGAATTATATTGGATTATTTAGTTGGTTGATTGATAGAGCTTTCTGTGTTTCTATTTCTCAAAAACAAAATCAGTACAAGTTAAAATCAAAAATCAAAAAAAGAAAATCTATTTTAATCAAGGCATTATATGATATTAATAGTGCAAATTTGCTAAAATGTTTCTCGAAAAATTGTTAATTTTGTTCAAAAACAGTGTTTTTTAGGGACACCTAGACAATTTTCATGTCGTAAAGCCATTGATTTTAGTGCATTTTTAACAACTTTGTTAAGTTGTATAATGAGGAGAAAGGATTTTTTTATTTTAGTACCTCTCCGCTTTATATGCAAATGCGGAATATAAGCAAGCAACGATCGTTTTATAAAAAATATTAAGCCCTCTTAATTGAGGGCTATGCCGAAAGGCTAAAACAATGAAATCAGCTTTTCTTGGCTGATAAAACAGAGAATATATAATTGTCGAGAGACATTATAATATTTCGTCTAACACATAGCTATAAATCATTGCTGTGATGCTATGTGAAAAACTTGTATATGGTGCGCCAAACCAGTTAAGTACAGCAAGCGAAACTGTACCATATACATTCTGTGGAAGATATAGAGACTCTAACCTTTATGGTCGCCCTGAGTCGAGGCGTTTTTAAACAGAACAATTCTAAAAATCATTTCTAAGATTGGTACATATTCATATTGTACTCCTCTTCTCTTCTTATATGAGTCGGTGACTGTGCTACAGTTCTTGTAGTATGGTTGCCGATTATTCTCAAATATATTATTGCTGGCGAGTGAAACGGATTATCACACATGGCTCATAACCATGTAATAGCAGGTTCGACTCCTGTGCTTCAGCAACTCTCCCATTTCATATGGGAACTGGTCGGTTTCGGATCAGAGGATGAAAAATTCTAAGATAAGCATGGTGACATGTATAAAGTGGTTTTGTCGTATTACAAAGCTGCGACTGTAGCAATACAGCTTGACGGAAAACACATAGGATTTATGCCTAACCTTCTATTCAAGGACGACTGTTGGCGAATATGGTTGGGTAGGTATCTTTAGATAGGTACTGTATTTACACAGAAATGTGGGGATAATCCATGTCTAAATGGTACGAGTTCCGCAAGAATTAGTGCTGTTTAAATTATTATATAAATATCTTAAGTCGAAAGACAGGTGTTTTGTAATAAAGGATTCCGATAGCAAGGAAGACAGGATGGTGATGATTGGGTGGTACTCAAAAGGTACTGATGGTCAAATATACACCTCATCATCTATTTGTAAGTACAGACTTTTGGTAAATCAAATTCTTAAAAATTTATATAATATACAGCAAAAGTGTGTATGACCGCAAAGAGAAAAACAACTTATTGTCCTGTAATATGGACACATATAACACTCGCAAGGTGCTATGTGAGAAAATACAAGTAATTGCAACCGTATCAGACTGCAATCTGAGAACTCCGCAAGAGACGATGTGATAAAAGGAAATCTATAATGCTTTGTGGTAAGAGTTTGCCAATTTTCGCAAAATTGGTGTTGTTGCTACCTACTGTCTAATCGACAGTGTGATAAATTGTGTCCAACCGCAATAGATGGTAGTGTATTGAGTCAATATCTCAGCTCATATTAAGTAATGATCTCATACTTCGGTATGGGATTTTTATTTGCTCTTTTCGTATAGTTTGGTTTAGTACAACTGACTTGTAATCAGTAAACGGCAGTTCAAAGCTGCCAGAGAGCTTTTCTTCTGCTATTCAGCAGGAAATTTACATGAAAGGAATGAATTAAAATAGTTTTAATTACCAAAAATGAAGCACATGAATTAGAACAGTTAGGTTATACATTTGATAAGTTTAGTGGAATGTTACATCATTCTTATAGTAAGCATCCTAAATATTACCTGACTGAAGACAAAAGTGCATTAAAGGATTTAGAGGAACTTAGAAAAAGTAAAATCGTCAAATAGGCGAAATATATGAGGAAGGTGGTGTCTAAACCATCGGAAATAAAAAACATGAAGTAAAAGTAGAAATTATTGGAGGAAATGCTGAAGGTGTTACTGGTAGTTGTACTCGAATAAAAACTTCTGAACATTGTTATCTTTTTGAGTGTGGAATGATTCAAGGTAATCATACTGTACTTGAAAATTACAGAGCTAATATGAAATATATTCAAAAAGTAAGACCACAAGAAGTCGAATTTATTATTGTTGGACATCTTCACGCAGATCATATAGCTATGATTCCAACGTTATATACTCGTGGGAAATGTAATGCAAAAATAATTGTTCCTAAAGGTTCAACTTCTATCTTAAAAGAAATGTGGCTTGATTCTTCGTATATTAATTGCAGAGATATTGAAATATTAAATCTTAAAAATGAAAGAAATTATGAGCCATTTTATACTGAAGATATTGTATATAAAGCACTCGAATTTGTTCAAGAGATTGATTCTGATAAGATAATAAATTTATCTAATGAACTTGCTATTAGATATACTGATGCAGGACATATTCTTTTATCAAAACAATGTGAAGTATACATAAACGGAGGTTCACATACTAGAAAAATTCTGTTTTCAAGCGATCTCGGTAATATTGTCACACAGAACACAAGAATATTTGTAGAAGATTTTAAACCTGTATCATCCACAAATATCGCAATTATGGAATGTACCTATTGTGGGAAAGACAGACAATGTACAAAAGAAACATATAAAAAAGATATAGAAAAAATCAAATCTGTTATAGAGCAATATTGTGTTGATAATCATAGTCGTGTTCTTATCCCGTCATTTTCACTTGACAGAACTCCATATATCTTATGGATTTTATATTCCCTATTTGGAAAAGATGAAAATTTCAAAGTACCAATTTTAATTGATAGTCCATTGGCAAATAGATTGTTGGACTGCTACTCTTCTATTCTTGAAGCTGATAAAAAAGAATTATTTAACGAGATGATGTCTTGGAAAAATATCAAAAGAATTATTACACCAGAGGATAGTAAAGTTGCTATTGTTGATAAAGGAGCAAAAGTTATTCTTAGTAGTTCAGGGATGTTGACCGCAGGGCGCAGCGTAAAATGGGTTCAAAGTATATTGCCAAGAGAATCTGATTGTATTTTATTTATGGGATATGCAGGTGAAAATACTTTAGCATGGAAAATTAAACATGAAAAAGAACATAAAACCATTAATATTAATGGAAAACCCTATAAAAATAAATGTCAAGTGTACGATTTGCACTCTTTCAGTTCTCATATGCAGAGAAATGATTTGATTAACTATTATAAAGGTATAAATTGTGAAAAAATATTTCTTGTTCATGGCGACTCTAATAAAATTGAATTTAAACACGATTTAGAGGAAGCTATTTCTGATTGTTTAAAATCTACAAAGGTTGTCGCAGTGAATAAAGGTACAAAAATCTCATTATAGAGAAATATTATGAAAGAACGAGGCAAAATGCTTATGAATAAAAAGAAATCAGAAACTGCATATTTAGATATTGCTATTCCACAGAATGCAGAGAATTTACAGTTACCAGATCCATCATTATTACAATTTTATAAGAATTATGAAAATAGAATTCTTTGGATTGATGATGAAATAACAACAATGACATTGGAATATGCAAAAATGATTATGCAATGGAATTTTGAAGATAAACAGAAAAATATACCAAAAGGATCTCGAAATCCAATCAAGGTTATATTCTTCAGTCCGGGTGGTGATTTAGAAGTAAATAACTGTCTCGTAGATACAATTCAGCTTAGTGAAACTCCTGTAGTTGGAATAAATGTAGGTATGGCTGCATCAAGTGGATGTTTTATATATCTTGCTTGTCATAAGAGATACACATTTCCAACTGCCGAATTCCTTATTCATAAAGGAGCTGGACAATTTAATGGTAGTTATGATGATATTGTCGCTGCTATTTTGAATTACCAACGACAAATTGAACAACTTGGTAATTTTGTATTATCAAGAACTAAGATACCTAATGATGTGTTCGAAGAACACTTTTCTACAGATTGGTACTTGTCTGCAAAAGAGGCAATTGAACTTGGTGTTGCAGATGGATATATAACAAGTTTAGATGAAATTATTTAAGGAGGGCGTACTGCTCTCCTATTATATTGGAGAAAAAGGAGATTAAAAATGGCAAATTTTGCTTATAAAAAAACTACAACTACTGCTATGAAGGTAGCAGGAATTCTTGATACTGATAATATGACAGTTGATGTGGACGGCGAGGAGAAAAAGCTTTCTACACTTCTCTCAGATTTCAATGGTGGTGCTATTGAGATTAATATAAAAGTCAAGGATGAGGAAGATCTTGACGAGCCTACAGAGGCTTAATAGAGAGTAGGTGGACAACATCGAGAAGAATGAATTTCTTAGAGAGCAATTAGACTTACTCAAGAGAAAAAAGACAGACGAAAATTTAGAGTGGCAAGATGTTGCTGATTTTCGTTCTGAATTTAATGGTGATTTAGAGCACAGAGATACAGTACGTAAAGGTAGTAAATTATTATATGAGTATATTGATGCTGGATGGGTTAATGAACCAGTAGAAACAGAAGATAATTCAGATAATACTGAGTTAATTAAAATGCGTAAAGAAAAGATTAAACTTTCTGATGCAAGAGTTGAGTACAATCGACTCATTAGACAGGAAGCTCGTAAAGAGTCTTATGCTGATATGGTGAAGCGTATTATTTGTGAGAATATTGAGCCAATAAATATTCCAGTACATTATACTCTGTTTAATAGTTCGACTGATTTACTGTGTCATCTCACCGATGTCCATTGCGGAATTGAGATACATAATTGGAAGAATGATTTTGATGAAGATATTTTAAAGAAACGAATTGAAAAATTCACCTCTGATATTCTTGATATTCGAGGTATGCATGAGTCAGAAAATTGTTATTTAGTTATTGGCGAAATTCTTAGTGGAATTATTCACAATAACCTTCGATTACAGAATAATATGGATCTTATGGAACAGTTTAAATATATTTCAGAGTTAATTTCTGCTATGCTAGTTAGAATGGCAAATCACTTTAATCATATCTATGTATATACAACACCTGGTAATCATTCTAGGATTTCCCCTAAGAAGGAAGATGCTTTAGATGGCGAAAATATGGACGTATTGCTACCTTTCTATTTAAAAGCAAGAATGCAGAATATAAAAAATATTACTATTTGTGATAATACTATTGAGCCTGAAATTGCAATGTTTAATATTCGTGGCAATAATGTATTTGCTGCCCATGGACATAAAGATTCACCAAGTAATGTTGTACAGAATTTCACAATGATGTTCAATATTAAGCCAGACATTGTGTTGCTTGGACATAGGCATACTAATGCTATGGAAACAGTATATGATACAAAAGTAATACAATCAGGATGTGTTTCTGGATCAGACACATACGCTATGTCAATTCGTAAGACAAATAAACCTGAGCAAACAGTATCGGTTATAGGTGATAATGGACTGATTTGCTTATATGATATACAACTTGACTAAGTTTAATAACAATTGTAGTCCACTGTTCGGCTCAGTTTAGAGTAATTGTGGAAGCAGATATTTACGGCTACAATTAATATATTTTTTTGGCTAACGAAGCCATTATTATAATTTCGGCAATAAAGTTAAAAATTGCCAAAGCATAAAAAATTTTAAGGAAAGAAAGGAATTTAAAAATTATGACAAAGGATTTAATGATTAAGGAAGTTGCAGAAAGAGCTACAGATATTGTTGCTACAGAGGGTAAGAAGTTTACAAAGAAGGAAGTTGAAGCAGTTATTAAGGCTTATGTTGATTGTGTTGTTGAAAATCTTGGCAACGACAAAACTGAAAAGGTTACACTTCCTGGAGTTGGAACATTCTCAGTAAAGCATGTAAATGAGAAGTCTGGTGTTGCTGCTCTTGCAGGTGGCAAGGCTTGGACTGTACCTGAACATGATGAAATTAAGTTTACTATTTCTAAGTCGGTAAAGACACTCGCTTAATCTGAAGGGTTGTGATTATTATAAAAACATTACATTTTGAAGACTATGAAGATTTTGCTTGTGCCGTTGCGGATACATATGACAGAGTAAAATCTGATGACAAATATAATTCAGTAGATGTTGTTGCTAAATATGAAGATACAAAAGAGATTATTCGTGAACTTGTTGGAATGGGTTATGGTATTGCATTTATTAATGAGTTAGCAGATCCTGAATACGATGGATATGATGATGCTTTTGTTATTAGCTTATTAGATGACGAAATTTGGTGTGAACCAGTTAAGCGAAAAAATGGTTATATCTTTGTTGAAGCTGGTGTTGTATACATCTTTGACGATTGCAATTCTAAGATTGTTCCAAAGATTGAATCTGATGAAATATATGAAGTAGAAATTGGCAATGTATATGATGACTGTGATGGTGATTGTGAAAATTGTAATTGTCATGATGTGGTTACTACTACTTCTTCTACCTCTTACGAAGTTAATGACAAAAAAGTAACAAAAGAAGAATATGATAAGGCTGTTGAGGATATTTCAGGTTTTCTTAGTTTTGTAAATAAAATCTGGGATATTATTTAAGTTATTTAGAGTGTGTGGTGTATGCTGCACACTCTTTTTGTATGCATCGGTGGTGTAATTGGTAACACAGCGGTCTCCAAAACTGCGAGCTTATGGTTCAAGTCCATACTGATGTGCTTTTTGATGTTTCTGTGAATGGAAATGGAGAATAAATATATATGCTCATAATTGGTGTCATAGCTGATTATGGGATTTTGGAATGGGACTGTCAGAAGTCATGAGCTGACAGAGTAGAGTCACCTACCTCTCTCCCATTCTATTTTTATGTATTGGAGTAGGTGAGAAAGTAGGAAAATTATGTCAGCAATTATAATGTTAAAGGTTGGAAATAAAGAAGTCCAATCTACTAAAGTAACTTATGAAGATTTAATTATTTTGTACAAGCAATTTATTGATACTTATGGTGAAGTACCAGTATATTCAAAATGTGATTCAAAACATAATATGCCACAAGGTAGAATTATAACTCGTGTATTAAAAGAAAACAATATTACTTATAATGATTTCATGCTACAGTTTGGTAAAGTGTCTCATGTAAGAACAGAAAGTAAAGATTATGATTTATATGTCAAAAGATTTAAAGAAGTAAGTGATAATATTGGTCATGCTTTATGTGGAAATGAGTTAATGAATAATAAATATGGTTTACCAAATCCAATTTGGTTTGTAAAATATTGTCCAGATAAAAATGTAAAAACATATGATGATTTTGTACGTTGGTGTGGTTATGAAAGTAATAAGCTCAAAAAAGAAAAAGAAGATATTGCGAATACACTTATAAATCTTGAAAAAGAATTAGGTAGACCAATTTTACGAGAGGATATTTCACTTGAGAAAACTGGGTTTTCGATGATTGTATTAGTAAGAATGTTTGGTGGTCTTAATAAAGCTAAAGAAGAGATTGGTCTTATGTCTACACCAACAGATAAACCTCTTTATCCATTTGAATATTATAGGAATACTATTACAGAAGCTTTAAATAATTTATATGAGAAAACTGGTAGAAAATTTCTTACATGGCAAGATTTAGAAAGTGGTTTATATCATAAAAATAATATTGAACATAAATCAATAACAAAAGCATTTAAGCGTGAAGGTTTAGATATATTTGCTTATATTAAAAGTCTTGGATTTGAAATGAATCCAAATAATTTTAGTTTTAAATACACGTTTGATGATGGTGAACGTGCTGTATCAACTATGGAATTTGATTTTTCTACATATATACGTTCTCTTGGATATGAATATAACAAATCATATTTTAGAGACGTAATGTATAAGACCTTTACAAATAGTGATAAGAAACGAAAAACAAATTGTGATTATTGTATGCTTTTGCCTAATGGTAAAAAGTTATATGTTGAAATTGCAGGTGTTATACCTAATGATACAGCAGATTGGAGACATTATGAATACAAGTACAGACATCATCAAGAGTATCAACAGAAAATGTTATACAAAGAAAAAATACTTATAGAGAACAAATGTAATTATCTATTTCTATTTTTATCTGAAATGAAAAATGGAAGTTATAAAGAAATATTGCAAAATAAAATAAATGAGATTTTACAAGAAGTAGCTTAGTTACCACTATCCTACTTCTTTTTATTATGTGAAAGGAAGTGATTTAGTGGCACATGTAACAAGGGTAAAATATTTTACCAAGGATAAGGAGAAATTCATAAATCCTGATAACTTGAAGAAATATAAAAAATATCTCCAATCAAATATTATAAAAAATCAGGATGTTAAAGATACAACATATAAAAGATATGAAGGATTGTTTCGTCATTTTCTTATGTGGTTAGGCGAAAACTATGGTGATTTAGATTTATATTCAGATGAGTTTATGGAGAATGCCGTTGATATTATGGAGAATTATATTATGTTCTGCCAGGAAATACTTCTGAATCATAAAAAGATTATTAACATGAAAATTTCTGCTGTTAGTTCATTCTATATCTGGTCTATGAAACGTGGTTTTGTTAAATACCACCCTTTTGATGGAAAGCTTGATAGAATGAAGAAAGCAAATGAAGAACATATTTTGAATTCTTATTTCCTTACGGAAGAACAAGTTCAGACAATCCGTAGAGAATTATCTGAAAATGATAAGTATTCAATTCAGGATCAAATTTTATTTGAGGTAAGTTTTGACTCAGCAAATAGAATTGGTGCGTTGTTAAGGTTACAACTATCTAAACTTGATTTAGAGAATAACATGTTCGTAGATATAAGGGAGAAGGAAGGATACCGTACACAGGTGGTTTTCGGGGATGTTGCAAAAGAACTTATTCAAGAATGGCTTGAAATGCGAAAGAATGATTATGATCACTTGGAATGTGATTCATTGTTAATTACAAAATACAATGGAGAATATAAACCTATGGGTGACAGTGCAATCAGAGATAGAATGAAGAAATATGGCGAAATTATTGGGATTTCTGACTATAGACCTCATTGCCAGCGTAAGACTAGGCTAAATCTTGTATATGAGGAAACTGGTGATCTAGCATTAGCAGCCGAGCTTGCCAATCATCGATCCACTGAAACAACTAGAGAATTTTACTGCCGCAAGCAGACCAAAGCAGAGGTTATGAATAAAATCAATGCTCTAAGAAGCAAAAATTCTAATGTTGCTGACGAAGAGAATAAATAATCCTTCCGAAACTATTCAGATGTATGTCATCCGTGAAGACACTGAGGATGCCGATGAAGTCTTCGTCTAACCCTAGCTTAATTTAACTCCATTTTGAATATAAAGACTAGGTTGCGTCTTTAAAGACAGGTTGAATGGTGGCATTCAGCAACGTAAAACCTATGTCAACGTAAATGACATTAATTACCTAGTCATCTTTTTAAGTTTCGATTTAATAAGTCTATAAAACTCTTTAATTTTAATTCCTATAATGTACAATAAATACATCAATGAATCAATTAGAACAATTATCATACTAATTGCTGCAATATAAAATGACACATTTTTTATTGTATCTTTAGTACATGCATATATAATCGTAAAACAATATAAAATGATTAGTTCTAATAATAATCTGATAACAAATTTTTCATTTTTATTTGAATATGTATAAATCTGAAAAATATTTGGTTCTAAATATCCAAGTCTTCTACGAAGGTATGTATTTCTATTGTATATATTGTTTGTAAAATTATTATATGAATACTTGTCTTTGTTTTCACATAATGAATTAAAAGCTTTCAGCGTAGAAATATCTGCATATTTATTGTACTTATCCAAATAAGGTTTGATCTGTTCAATAGTTATATCCAAGTTTTTCATAATATCTTTTTTATGTATAATTTTATAAATTGGATAATAGATTCTATTATATGATATTTCCATTTTATCCAAAGGAACATTCTTGTTATAATTATATTTGGTGACTATAAAAGTAAATACGCCTGTAATCAAAGCTGGAAGGATTGTATTTATTATTTCCATAAACTTTTCCATAAATTCACCTATTATTTTTACTTGCACCACACAATTTTATGTGTTACAATATAGTCAAAGAAACAAGCAATTATCCGTTAGACGGTTTAGAGCCTATATGTGGTGTGTAGGCTAATAAATAATTTCATTAATACAAACTTAACCGCTATTTAGACTCATGGCGGTTATTTTTGTGCATCTTTTTATCTATAAATCGTATTATGTATGTAGCAATAATACTACCTACTATTCCGATTATAAGTGCTTCCATAATATTAATAGTATCGCTCTCCTTTCATGTTTATTTCCTTCTGAAAGGATTCTATTCGAACAAAGTATCACTACTTTGGAACGACTCTAAACCGCCTTTTACCATCCCATCTAGCCTTAAATGAAATGTTGAATAATCGCTTGTCCGTTACATTATATCATATCACGACAATTCATGTCAAAATATTCCAAAAATAAGAGAATAAATGCACATAAACATAGAACTTCACCAGATCTTTCATAGAAATAGCAGAAAGATTAGTGAGTGTGGAATAATTATAATAGATATTCTTTGATGTGTAAACAGAGAATGATATATTAGGAGAACCATACCTACCGTTCTATATGGGAGATAACACAAAACAGGACATCAACCTTGAGTGTGAAATAAGTTGGAGAGGATATGTATTCAGACAAGAGTTTTAGTTACATATCTGAAGCTTTGAGATACCATAAGTTTATAAGAAGGTATCAGAACTCCGCTAATAATTAGCTTTTTGGTGAAGTAGATTATATAGTGAATTATTGATCTCTAAAGGCAATCACGTTAGAGAGAGTGATTTGTGGAGAATAAACCAATATAAAACAAACAAAGTGGTGTCGGTTATTGCTCTATCCGACTAATAAAATGAGAGTTTATTATGCGGGTTTGGTAGAAGCCTTATCAAAAACTACCATCGCTCTGCCACATAGCGGTTTGAAAAAGTTTACAACGGAGAATAAATAAAAGAACTCTTAAGTGGACAATTAATTGTATATTGCCGAATGCTCTGAAACCATAAGAACTCAACAAGGCTCTGTGAAAGTCAGACGGACAGGTAGACCGATAGTACTACTGAGTTACGAAGCTCGTTAAAATCGTATTAAGTGAGCTGTCACTGACCGATATGTGACATAAATATAAAGGTCGGTTTGCGAAATTATTGACCTTTAGAATGGTCTAAAACTTCTCACTGCTACTGCTCATTGGCGGTGCAAACTCGGAAGCGAATCAGAGTATAAAAGAAAGCTATGCGTTCACTGCTAAAATATAAGTGTGATAATAAATATCTTGGCATTTGTTATTCATGTAGCATTGTAAGTCCTATTACTGCATTTTGGTAGAGCTGACTTTATAACTCTAGTGTGCACGAAACCTTAATGCGGTATATCTTTTTTTTATCAAACTCTGTCATGAATTTTATGTAATTTTCATGGTGAAATCCCAATCGAGAGTTTCGAACTGCCAACAGACTTTTGGTCAGTTGGATGTTTTAGGAGAATGGGGCTTTCAGCTTGTCCAAGCTACTGAATGGTCTGATAATTCTATAGCGAATTCGTGTTTCTCAGCGTTAGCAGGTATGGTGGAATAGGCAGACACAGAGGACTTAAAATCCTCTGGTAGCAATACCGTGTGAGTTCAAGTCTCACTACCTGTACTAAAATAATAAAATCTAATATGTAGAAAGGAAATAGCATATGACATATAAAATTTTAGTCAAAAATACACAGGTAAAGTTAAAGAATCTTTGGGAGATATACGGAACTACTTCTACTACAGGTTCTACAGTTACATTTACTGAATATTCTACCGAAGATGTAAATGAATTACAGAATACAATTGCTGAACTTGATAAGACAATTGGGTTTGAGAATATTCGTGTGATTGCCGATGTGACATATAATGTTGGAATAACCGTGGATGAGATTAAGGTGGATACTACAGAACCCAATCCATCTGAACCATAATATAATTTTCGTGCGGTAAACCTGATGTGAAAGCCTATTTTTTGGATGCATACGGAACTTAGGTGTGTAAGCTCAACACTTACTACCGCCCTATACAGTTATAATTAGTTTGGCGACTGATTGGTAAATATTGAAAGAAAGAGTCGTTTCCTTTGGAGGTGGCTCTTTTGTTATATACACCTTTAGCTTAACTGGTAGAGCAACGATCTCCAAAATCGTTAGGTCTATGTTCAAATCGTAGAAGGTGTGCTAAGTACAAAATTGTATTAACAAATAATAGCTTGCAACTTACTGCTTGGAGGAAAATTAAATGAATAAAGGAAACAAAAATATTTTTGATGAAACTGTTGACACGTTAATCGAGGACGCAAAGGCTCTTACAGAAAGATACAATAAATATGTAAGCGCAGAAGCTGATCCAGATAATTGTGCATTTAGAAATAAAATGACAATTGATACTCTTCGACTTTTAAAAGATACGTTGTCTTTAATTAAGGAATATGATTGGCATTTAGAATATTCCGAAAATGATGGTAAAATTTTCGTATGGGAACAAAATCATTCTGGTGAAATTAGAAATAAAAAAGAATGGGTTACTGACGATGGTGCAACAATGTATATAGATTATGGAACTGACGTGACACTTGTATATATTAACAGAAGAAAATTTCGTTTTGATTTAAAAAAAGATAAAGCAAATTTTATTTATACAATTACCAATTATTACAAGAATAGTAATATAACTATTTATGTTGATGACACTGGATTAGGTAAATATGTTTGTGATTTATTAGACAGTTATGATATTCCATATACAACAATTAAAAATATGAGTGATAGAGAGTAGCCACAGTGCTACTCTTTTTCAATGTAAATTGCACTTTCATTGGAAATTTAATATTGGAAATTTTGAGAAGTCATTTCGTATGAAGTGGCTTCTTTTTATATTGTGATGGAATTTAAAAAGAGAATAAGTATATAGCCAACTATGAGAGGATTGTTACTGTTTCGATTGCAGATAGTTGGATTATGGAGTGAGAAGCCTTTGACTGATCATCTTAGGTATAGTAGATACTCGCACTACTCTCTCACTCTATTTTAATTGGTTTTGCGAGTGGAAAGCGAGAAATGAATATGGGATTATTAACAAAAGAAGTTGAGGTTAATATAACTTCAAGAAATGTTGCATATTTTGAAAATTTAGGATATACAATTCCTCGAGTTTATGATAAAGGAAAACATAAATATATATTTAAAAAAGGAACTACTATAATAGTTAAAGTATCTGATTTACGAAAAAATAGCATGCGGAATGTTGATATAGAATGTGATAATTGTCATACTATAATAACACAACCTTTTGAAGCCTATAATAAATATAAAAAAGAAGATGGAAATTATTATTGTGGTAATTGCGCTTCAAGATTATTTACTAGTGGCAAAAAACATTACAGATGGAAGTCTGACTTAACAGACGAAGAAAGAATAATAAGAAGACAATATCTTGAATATGATATTTTTAGAAATACTGTTTTAAAAAGAGATTTATATAAATGTCAATGTTGTGGTCATAAATCAACAGATTTACAAGTGCACCATCTGAATAGTTACAATAGCGATAAAGAAGGACGTGTTGATGTAAAAAACGGTATTACATTATGCAAGAATTGCCATTCTAATTTTCACTCTATATATGGATTAGGAAATAATACGAAGCAACAATTTGAAGAATGGTTAGGAAAAACTGTTGAATTGTTAGATAATAATATTGATATTTTCCCTTTTAAGAAAGTATATTGTTTAGATGATGATATGGTTTTTGAAAACACAAATGAAGCAGCAAGATATATGCATTGTAAAAGAGATAAAATTACAAGATGTTGTAATATGAAAAAATATGATTCCAATAATATATGTATTCATAAGGGAAACACTATAAAAGGAAAACGATTTTTGTGGTATGATGATTATTTATCTATGAGTAATGAAGAAATTGAAAAATATAAAACTTTTGATAATGCATTTCATAAGACCAATAGAAAAATACATATTTCAAGTTATGGGAAAAATCACTATCGAGCTAAATCCGTAATATGCATAACAACGAATGAAATTTTTGACACAATTTCAGAAGCTTCTATGAAATATCCAAGTGCTACTGCAACTAATATTTCGGCAGTTTGTAATGGTCAAAGATTACATGCAGGTTTGCATCCATTAACAAAAGAGAAATTATGTTGGATGTATTATGATGATTATAGCAAAATGACAGAAGAACAAATATTTAATCATATGTCAGAAATAAAGGAAAGAAAAATTACAAATTCAAAAGGTGTTATCTGTATAACAACTAAAATGAAGTTTCCGTCAATTATATCTGCCTCAAAATATTACAATGTTTGTGACACAAGTATAAGAAAATGTTGCAAAGGTACAAGAAGAACTGCTGGTATATTACCTAACGGATTAAAATTAGAATGGATGTATCTTGAAGATTATATTAAAGAATTTGGAGAAGTCACTAAAACTGCATAGTGGCTTCTCTTTTTATATGGGAAGAAAGGAAGTGACTGTTAATTGGCTACGGCTAAAAAAAGTACACCAACGGCTAAATTAACAGCCGTACAAGCACGAGAACGTGTAGATGAATTACAAGAAAAATTAGATAAGTTCGAAAGTACAGCATACTGCCCTATGTGTAAAACTCATAAGGATAGGGAAACAAAATTTTATTTTAATTCCGATCCTATGTTTGGTGGAGATGCTTGTTCTCCAATTTGTCGTGATTGTGCAAGAAAAATCGCTTTAAGAGTTGGGAAAGATGGTAAGGAACAAGAACCAACGAAGGAAAGTATAATTACTGCGCTTAAATATTTAAACAAACCCTTTTTAAGCAATCTTTGGAATTCAAGTGTACAAGAATCAGAAAATGCATTATCGGGTAAAACTAAAAATAATCCTTGGAACGCATATGTGAAAAATGTGCAGATGACAAACTATTACGGAATGACATTTTTTGATTCAGATTTTTATAACGAAGAACAATTAAGTCTTGTTTTTCCAAAGGAAAATAATAACAATGATAGCACTATTCCAGATAATGAAATAGGCGAACAATTTGAGCAGAATAAAAAAGATGCTATAAGGTTGTTGGGATATGATCCGTTTGAAAATGAATCATTATCTGAACAACCTTTTTTATATGCTACTCTTATAGGATATCTTGATGCTGCTGAAGAAGCAAATGATGATAGAATGCGTTTATCTTCTATTATCGAAATTGTGAAAGGATTCAATCACATTGAAAAAATGAATGACATTATTGCTAGGCTTATGGACGATTCTGCTCATATTGAAAGCAATATTGGTACAATTAAAAATCTTGAGGAAACAAAAAGCAAAATTACTGCGTCTGTTTTAAAACTTGCTGCTGATAATGGCATTTCACTAAAACATAGTGTCAATTCTACGAAGGGTGAAAACACTTGGACTGGCAAGGTTAGAAAGATGAAAGAAATGAATCTTCGTGATGCAGAAGTTAATCTATATGATGCTGAGTATTCTGCTGGATTAAGTCAGGTTGCTGATATAAGCAACGCTTCTATTCTTAAACAGATTATGTTAGATGAAAATGATTCTGCTGACATGATTATACAGCAAAGAGAATTAATTACAAAATATAAGAAAATAGCTGATGAGTATGAAGAAAAAGCAAGAATTTTATTAAGAGAAAATATAGATTTAAAAGCTTTAATCAAAGAAAACGGAATTGATATTCAGGAGGTATAGTATGGGATTTGAATTTACTGACTCTGGAATAATGATTCCAAAAGATTATGAAATATATGTTAAGCCAACTGAATTTCAGATATCAGAACGAAAGTTGGAAGGATATAAAAAACTTGCTGAAATACGACAGTTTGGGATTAAATACCCAACAAAATTTATGAAGGAATTCATCGGAGTTGAGCTTCTTGATGCACAGGAATACACTTTTATGAACTCATGGACAAAGCCATTTGTACTATGGCTTGAAAGTCGTGCCGCTGGTAAAACTACCCTACTTGCTCTATTTTCGATGATCAAGGGACTAATTTTTAACAACTACAGAACGTACATTTGTTCAGGAACAGCAGACCAATCCCAAGAAACTTTTAAGAAGATCGAAGATATTGCATTAAAAAATATTGAATCAATGACTGGTCTTACAGATGTTTTTAAAAATGAAGTTGAAATATCGCAAGCAAACTCAAATGGATTTATTCACAATCCAATGGGCTTTACATATAGGCTGTATAATGGTAGCTTTGTAAAAACATTGAATAGTAATATCAATGCCAAAAGAGGTAAGAGGTGTGAGTGCGTCTGTTTTGATGAGGGCGGCTGGCTCTCAGAAGAAGAATTTAATGTTATTGGTGCATTTACAACTCTTGATTCAAATTTCAAACTTGGTGGAAATATTGATATATCTTCTCTTCCAAAGGAATTTCCACATCAGCTCTTATATGCTTCTTCTGCTTCTTCTATTGACACAGCTTTTTATCAAAAGTATCGTGATTTTTCCAAGAAAATGATGTTAGGTGATCCAAAATATTTTGTAGCAGATATTAACTGTGATGTTGTTATTAATGCTACTTTTCATGGCAAACCTTATGTTCCACTTTTGAATAGAGAAACCGTTGAGACAGAATTAAGAAATAATCCAGAAAAAGCTCAACGTGAGTATTATAATAAATTCACTCAAGACGGGAATGCGAACCAGATTATTAAAAGAGCTTTAATTGTTCGAAATTCTTATACTCGTCCACCTGTATTATGTAATGATACAAATGAAAGAACATTTGTTTTAGCATATGATCCAGCACGTTCAACCGATAATTCAATTCTAGGTATAGGTGAATTACTTTATAACGAAGAGGATGGATACACAATGGATATTGTAAATGTTGTGTCGTTTTCTGATTTAGGTCTTAGACGAAAGACACCTATGATGACACAAGACCAGATAAAAGAAATTAGGAAAATACTTCTTGATTATAATGGTGAAGCTTTAGATTATGATAATATTGAAATTTTCTTAGCTGATGCTGGTTCTGGTGGAGGTGGAAACTCTTGGGTTCGAGATAGTTTAATTGAAGATTGGAAAGATAAAAAAGGTAATACTCACCGTGGTTTATTGGATAAGGAATATAACAATGGTGATGTATATGCTAAAAGATACCCTAATGCAGTTGAAAAACTGAAATTGATTGAACCATCAAAATATAAATCTGAAATGTTTGAGGCTTTAATAAAAATGGTTGAAGCAGACAAAATTCATTTCACAGAAAAATATGATAACAAAGGTTATCTTAATATCATGGAAGTTGATACCAAACTTATGAATGAATCAGAAGAAAAGATTCGTGCAGAATTAGACAAATTAGACTTGAGCATTGATGAATATGAAAATGAGCTGGAAGAAAGACTTTCATTGATTGAAGCTGCTAAAACGCATGTATATAAATTAACACCTGATGAAGAAGTTGCATTAGTTCAGATTGATGCAATGAAAGAGGAAATTGTTAATATCTGTAGAAATAAGCGTGAAGGCGGTAAGGATTCATTCAAACTTCCTGCGTATAAAGACGCTGATACAGGAGCTTCAGAAGCTACTATGCATGACGACCGTGCGTATGTCTTGGCTATGCTTGGATGGTATTTATCTGAAAAACGAATGGATCATATTAGAAACAAGAAAAAAGAGAAAAATTTTGACATCTCTCAAATGGTAGGAATATCAAAACGTGCAACTAACTGGAATAGACATTCTAGTTAGTTTTTTAATGCAAAAATATAATGTGAAAGGTGGTGACTATAAAGGAAATGTCGAATACAGCTAATAAAACGAATAGTAAAAAATATATTGATACGGATTATTCCGATAAAAAAGAGCCAGCAGAAGTCATGGTAGATGGAACAAAAATAGGTACTTCTACAAAGAAGTATGCACAGATTCTTGATTTCGCAACGCTCCAAAATATATTAACTCAAAATGTCGGTAAGACACAATCAAAGACATATGTTCAGTATACAAAAGAAAAACTGATAACATACATTCAGTCACCACTTGCCAACTTAGATAATATTAGGGATGTATCACAATATCTATATCGTATCAGTTCAAATTATAGGACATTAATAAATTACTATGCAAATATGCCACTTTACTCATACAATGTCATCTTTAAAAATGAAGATTGGACAAAAGCACCCAAGAGTAAAGATTTTATGAACGACTATCAAACCTTATGTAAAAGACTTCAAATTATGGGATTAAAAAATTTGAGTCCCAAAATTATTGCCACATGTTTACGTGATGGTATTTATTGTGGGTTTACATATGATGATGAAAACTCATTTTTTATAAATGATTTAGATCCAAAGTATTATAAAATATCTGGTATTACTGAAGGTGGGACATATATTGTAAAGTTTAATGCCGCATATTTTGACTCTGGTGACAATAAAGAATTTTTGTATGGAATAAATAATGATGGGGAAGGAACTTGGGATAAGATATTTGTACAAGGATATGAGGATTATAAATCAAAGGGAAGAGACTTTCAATGGTTTGAACTACCACCAGAAAGAACGATTTGTACAATCTGTGGTGAAGATCCAGTTGTTCCTCTTCCATTCTTTGTAACTGTTTTTCAGAATTTATTGGATTTGCTTGATTACAATGATTTAATTAAAGCAAAAACAGAGTTGGAAAATTATGTATTACTTTTGAGTAAGATTCCACTCATTAGTGGGTCTGATGAAGTAAATGATTTTGCCGTTGATTTGGATTTGGTTCGATTATCACAACAAATGATTGATGAAGTTGCACCAGATCTATGTGCTACTGCTTTTTCTCCTTGTGAGGTTGAACCAATCTTCTTTAATAATAAGAATCAAGTAGATGACACAAATGCTTTCTCACAAGCAATTAAAAATTTATTTGAATCTTTAGGTCTTAGTTCTGCACTTTTCGGTGACAGTGATAATTCTATAGGTCTTAGACACAGCATTCGTGTTGATGAATCTCTTATGTTCTACCAACTTTCTAAGTTAGAAGCAAATATTAAAAGATATATAAAACTTAATATTTCCGAAAATTTTGATTTTTATTATCATCGTGCAACAGTATTTAGTCAAGATGAGTATATATCTTCGTTAAAGGACTATGCGACGCTTGGTCTTAAAAAGTTAGATTATGCTACTGTTACTTCTACCCCATTTGAGGTTATGAATAGTACATTTATGGAAAATGCTATTGGTATAAATGAAATGTGGAAACCATTATCGTCTTCATATACACAAACTGATAATGATTCTGGTGGGCAGACAAAAAAAGATGATGAACTGTCTCCAGAAGGAATATCTAGTAGGGATGGTAATAAAAACGAAGGTACACAAGCAGGAAAATAAGGAGTAGTTGAATGGAAGGAAAATTTTTAATCACAGCAGATGCTACTACTGCTTCTGCTCTTGTGAAATGTGGTTTTCAGAAAATGGAAACTGGTAATAAAAACATCTACACATTTTTGAATAATTCTTCAATTAATTTTTCAGATAGTGTTGATATAAATAAAGTAAAAAGTACAAACATACTTACATTTTAGTCGTCTTCCTAGACGGCTTTTTATTTTGTCGGAAAGGAGGATAAATGGCTAAGAAAAATACAAAACGTCTTTTATTTATGGAAGATTTATATGATTTTTATTCAAATAAATATAAGCGTTCAACACATTTTAGTGCAGAAAAATCAGGACATCAAATTTTCGTACAAGTACCTGCCGAATTTGAAGTAGATAAGAACGCTGATTATAAAGATGAATCACTTCTATTTTGCAAAGTCAAGTTAATGCATTCTGGTGAGAATAGAAATCATTCTAGTGTAACAGATGAAGCATTAAAGAAAGCTTCAAAAACATTGGCATACAAGCCTGTATTGGCAAATTTTATGGAATATAAAGATGAAGAAACTGGTGAGACATTAAAAGATTTCACTTCACATGATATGGAATTAAACGATGATGGTTCGGTAAATTACATCGAAAAACAGGTTGGTTGCTTTACATCTGATAAACCATTCTTTGAAGTTGAAGAAGAAACTGGACACAACTTTTTATATGGATATTGTGCTATTCCAGTTGATTATACAGATGCAGCTTCAATTATAGAAAGAAAAAATGGAACAAAGATTAGCGTAGAACTTGCCGTTAATGAGATGGAATATTCTGGGAAAAATAAGGTTCTTGAATTAACTGATGTTGTTATTATGGGTGCGACTTTACTTGGCAAAGATCCAGACACAAAAAAAGATATTGGTGAAGGAATGCTCAATGCAAGGTTAGATATTGCTGATTTTAATGCAAAAAATAATAGTCTATTTTCAGACTATGATTCTACTTTAATTGATTTACAAGAACGACTCGAAAAACTTGAGTCTGCTTGTTTCAATAATAAAAAAGATATTAGTGGAAAGGAGGAAACAATCGAAGTGGAAAAGGAAAAATTTGAAGAGGAAGTTACTGAAACTGTAGAGGTGACTGAAACAGAAGAAACCACTGAGGAGGAAGTAACTGTAACAGAGAATGAATCTGAGGAAACAGTCGATGAAACCCCCGAAGAAACAACTGAAAATGCCGAAGAAGATCCAGTTGAAAATACACAGGATGAAACTACAGATACAAGTGTAACAGAGAATGAATCTGTAAATCCAGAAAAATATTCTGTAACAATGTCTGACGGTTCTGTAAAAGAGTTTTCTTTATCATTAGATGAGATTACTATGTCTCTTTACAATCTTGTTAATCAGATGTATGGAGAAGCAGATAATGCTTATTATGGAGTAACTGTTTATGAAGATAATACTCTTATTATGTCTGATTATTGGAATGGAAAATATTACAGACAGTCATTCAATAGAGATGGAGACAATTTTTCATTAGTAGGCGATAGAGTTGCTGTTCACTCTGTATGGGTAACTGACGAAGAAGATGCTTCTCTTAATGAGATGCGTTCCAACTACTCTTCTGTTGTATCTAAGTTAAATTCTTATAAAGAAAAAGAATTAGATGAAAAGAAAGAAAATTTATTTAATTCTGAAGATTATAACGGAATCAAAAATACAGAAGATTTTGCAGAGTTAAAGAAACATTCAAAAGAATATTCATTAGATGAATTATCAGAAAAACTTGACAAGATAATTAGTAAATCTGTAAAAAATGGTACATTTAGTTTTTCTAACAATGAACATGAAAAGAAATTAACACATGTCAATTTTGCTCAAAAGCTTGTTGATGAGAAACCTAAGAAAAATTCATTCTTAGATGGTTTACTAAATTGTTAAAAATTACAACTATTTACAATAACAATTGAGACTTTTATAAGTCTCTTTTTTAATGCAAAAAAATAAAGAAAGGAAATAAAAATTATGGCACAGTTTGGAAATATTTACACAGATGCTAACGGCACAGAATATACAAAGCATCCTGTAGCTAGAGTTAGCAAAGTCAAAGATGACGCACATATTTACGATTTAGTTGATACTGCAAATGCAATTAATCAGGGAGCAAACCTTGTTCCTGGAGATCATGTAGACGGAGATTTACAGCTTAGAGCTGCTAAGACACCTGCGATTGGAAACAAAATTGTTTTCGTTTGTGATGTACCTCTTAATTATAGAGATTATACAAAGCTCGATCAGGCTGAGTGGCAGTTTGTAAACAAAGCAGGGAAAAGAACAAAGGCTTATGAAGTTGGCAAGGATGATGTTCTCGGTGTATCTGATTATGCATTTACAACTACCGTTACAGCAAAAACAACTCCTGCAATTGGAAATTATGTAGTAGTTGATGGTTCAAGAGCTTGGAAGGAATTAGTAAACACTACTGCGGAAGCTACATTAAAAACTTATGGTTTCTTAGCAAAGGTTATTGGATACGAGAAGTATCAGTTTGACACTGTTGTTTTATTTGAAGTTATTCGCAACGAAGATGTTGCAACTGCGTAATCGAAAGGAGGACATATAAATGAACGTATTAAGATTTGCAGAATTAACAAGTGCATTTAATGACGCTGAGTCTGGAATGACAGCACAGGAAAATGCTGATAAGATTACTAGCATTATGCTTGATGCTTCTCATGGCGTATATGAAGAGTACTCAAAAGAGGAAACAAATAAAATTATTAGAAATTTATTTAATAAGATTTCTGGTTTTGATTTTAAGACAGCTACTCCTATGCTGAGAAGACAGGATTGGAGAGATCATAAGAATGCTTACTATACAATTATCGAAGATGTTGTAGTAGATAAGCTTAATTCAGGATGGGGTGAAGATCCTTTCTTTGAAGCTTATGTAGAGGAAAAGAACCTTGCACTTGGCGACAAGAATGAGTTTTATGTAGATGAAAATTCTCTCTTACAGGTTTCTAAGTTCGCTGGAAACCATCATGATGTTGTTGCTCAGAAAGTTGGTTTCGGAAAGAGCTTCAGTGTAGATACATCTTGGTATGCGGTAAAGGTATACAATGACTATGAATTATTCCGTGCTGGTAAAATTGATTTTGCAGCAATGATTGATAAGATGTACAAGTCTATTGAAAAGTATCGTAGAGATGCTATCTTTACAGCATTTATGGGTGCTAATCAGACACTTCCTGCCGACCTTCGATTTGATATCACTCCTTCTGCTTCCACAATGGCTGACCTTAAAGATGCTATTGAAGATGTAAAGGCTGCAACAGGTAAGGAAGTAGTTCTTGTAGGTCGTGAAACAGCACTTAGCAAACTTACTGCTCTCGTTTCTTATGATTGCTGGTCAGAGTCAATGAAGAATGAAAAGTATGAGACTGGAAAACTTGGTAAGTGGGAAGGTTATGACTTAATGTACATTCCTCGTGTAAACGAGCTTAATACTCGCACTGACGCTTTTACAGATGAACAGAAGAATCTTATTATGATCCTTCCTGTTGATCCTGAGTTCAAACCAATTAAGAGAGTAAATGAAGGTGATGTTGCTTTCTATGAAGATGGTATGGATGGAAGCAAGAAGAATATGCTTGTATCTGCTGAGATTGCATATAAAGAAGGTATTGCAGTAGTTATTAATCAGCTTTACGGTACTATTGACGTAAGATAATAAAAATAATTTTGTGCATGGTAATAGTTATTGCCATGCACTTTTTATAAAGGAGAAAAGGAATGGCTTATACAAAAAAAACAACAACTACAAAAACTGACGATTCAGTTACTAATACAACTAAGGTTAATACTTCAAAAAAAGAAATCAAAAAATTTCAGCCTGGTGACATGATTTTATGTAGATGTGTAAGACCGAATAAAGTAATCTTCTATTCTTCTAAAACTGATACTCGCTATGAGTTTGGTGGTTATGGAGATGTAAATGAAGTTGATTATTCTGATTTACTTAAATTAAAGTCATCAAGAAGTCCTATTTTGTTTCAGCCAAAAATTCTTATTGAAGATGAGGATTTAAGAGAACAATGGAAAAGAGATTTAGAATCTGTATCTCATGAATATGAGGGTGTGTATAATACAGAAGAAATCTTTGAAAAAACACCTGATGAGTTTGAAACATATTTGAGAAAGGCTTCCAACGGTGTAAAAGATCTTGTAAGACTTTGTGCGATTAATCTTATTAGACAAGAAAAATTAACAGACCTTAGATTAATTAGAATTATTGATGATGTATTAGGTACAAAATATAAAGAATTTATTTAAATTGGAGGTGTATAAATGACAAATTACACCGACATCTTTAATATTTTTTTAAATAAGATTTCAGACGTTAAGTTACTTGATATGGATGATAATGATATAAATCAAATGCTGACTTCATGGATGACGAGTGCTATTTCCAAAATGAAAAAATGTAAATCTGATTTATCTAGTAGAGATGACGAAATTCAAGAATTTAACAGTGATTTATTGGATATTGAAAAAGAAATTATTGCTACTGGAATGGTAACAGAATGGCTCGCACCACAGCTTAATTCTACATTATACACAAGTCAATTTTTTGGAACAAAAGAAGAAAAGTTTTATGCACAAGCAAATCAATTAGAAAAGTTACAAACATTATCAGAAAAAAATAGGATCGAAGCAAGAAAACTTGCTCGTGACTATTCATATCAGACTTTTATAAATGAAAATTTGAGTTAGGCGGTGAGTTATGAAAAGTAAATATGGAAATTTTAAGATAACTCAAATTGTAGAACACAAGCAAGTTTTGCATGATAATATTCTTGCATTATTATATATGAAGGAAGAAAATTCGCCTACATTAGATAACTATTTTTCGTCTCTTCTTTGGAGACTAAGTGGTTATAATGAAATATTTGGTAATCAAACGATTATGATTGACATTATGTCCAATTTGGAAGAAGCAAGAATTGAAGCCAGTAATGCTAAATGTGACTTTCAAAAATACAGGAAATTAGTATTAGACTCTTTTAATATGATTGACAAGTTAAAGGAGGAATAAACCATGAGTGTATATGATTTACATAGAAAACGCATGAAGTCACAAGGTAACACCATCGGGCAAATTCTCAAGCAACAATCTGACGATATCATGGAACAGACATTTGAAAACGACATAGCTACAAGGACTTGTTATATCTATGACTATTTTCATGATGACTTCTTCACAGACGAGCATGGAATTACACGTTCTCTCGCTGAAGGCATGACGTATGAAAATACCAATAAGACAAAGATAGATGCAAAGTTCATTATCAAATCTTATCAGTCAATGGACAAAGATCAAGTGGAATACTATCTTATGTTTCGTCCAAGTCAGCCTGTAAGATTCAATAAAGGTGATGACCTTTATTATTATGAGACTGATTTTAGGAAACGCTATGGAGCGACATTTCCGATAGGACTTTTCGTGGACGTTCCAGATGATAGAGGAATTTATCATAAGTGGATTGTCTGTCGTGATGAACCTGCAAATCAGTTTCCAAAGTATCTGATTTTACCAGTAAATTACGAACTTACATGGATTGAAAAATCTAATGATAGGCGCATCAAGAGACGTATGTGGTGTTGTTTAAGACAACAGAATTCCTACACTATAGGCACTTATACAGACCGATATTTTACACACACAGATAATCAGGATAAAATATGGTTGCCAATGAACTCTATTACAGAGAAGTTTTGGTACACTTCTGAAGACTCTAAAAATATGCGTGTTGTAGTAAGTGCTTTAACAGAACATCCTACCGTATGGACAGTGACCAAAGTTGAAAATTCAATGCCATTTGGTATTCAAAAGCTTACTATATATACAGCATTTTGGAATGAGCATACTGATTATGTTAATCTTGAAACAGGCGAAATGTATGCGAACTATTTCGATTCAGAAATTCTCCCAACAGATCCATCTATTCCAATTACTCCTCCATCTTCTATTACAGCAAGAATTTCAGCATCTACTTCAACTATTAAAGTAGGTGGCTCTTATAGAAATCTTACAGTAAATCTATTCAACGATTCCAATGAAGATATTACAACTGAATATGCTGATGCAACTTTTACATGGACTTGTTCTATTGATAATGAAGACTGGACTGGTAAAGTTACATGGCGAGCTGGTACAGAATACAACCAAAAGAAAATAAAGTTTCCTAATAACGACTCTGTTTTAGGAAAAACATTATCTATTAAATGTACCATTACGCAAGGTACAGAAAAAATTGAATCAGAATCACTATTTTTAGAATTTATAGATTAGGAGGCGACATTATATGGAAAAATTAAAGACAAAAGCGGATTTGCTTAATAAGCTTCGCACATATAAAGAGACTCCTGACGATGATATAATTCGTATTAAAAAACAAATAGAGGATGTTTTTATGGAATCTCCTGAGATTTTATATGCTTTAAATGAACCTAGTTTATACAACGAATTATTTGATCCAAGTGACAAAGAACATTGGAAGTGGGATGAAGAACGAAAAATGAATGTCCCTACAGATGAATGTAGATTAAATTGGGAATGGAATGAAGATTTGGGTAAACATGAACACTTAGGCGAATGGGATAGATATTTTGGAAGCGATGCCAATATTCGACCATTCGTATTTATCCCAGATACTCAAACAGATGTAAGCCATTATATTTGTTATCAGGTAAGTACGGAAGAAAATGTTAGATATAATCCAAATGAGAAGCTGTTGGATATCATTTTTACTATTTTTATTCATGGAGATGATAGAATAGATAAAATAAGTGGAATACCACGACACGATTTAATTGCTTCTATCATTAGAGAAAAATTTGCATGGATTGGTTTAGAAATACCTACAACCACTCCAGTATATAACAAAGAATCTACAACAGATAATAATTACGTTGTTCGTACTTTAAAATATCAATGTACACTTCCAAACGATCTCGTTATTTCTTCAAATGGCACTACTTCTTATAAGAATAAGAGGTGGTAACAATGGATGAAATGTTTTCTAATAATTCTTTTATTCAGCAAACCATAGAACAACAACTTTCAGATGAACAAATACAAGAAGTTGAAGAATTAGGATTTAATCCTTTAAAGATGTATTTTGGCGAGGATTATGTAATAAATGAGAAAATTACAATTCATCAACCATCTATTCAGGATTTTATTGATTCAAATAATGAGTCTGATATTTATGGAGTAATTACACCATTTGTATCGAATACGACAGCATATAGACTACAACTTTGGGATATGGGTATTGATTGGAATAAAATTAGCAATCTTGAATTGTTCTCAATTCTCATAAAATCAATAGATTTTAATTATTCAAAATTAATATTTGGAGATATTGATTTTTCCACATTTAATTTATATCAAAAACAGGTTAATAGAGATACTGTATTAACTCTATATAGTCAAGAATTAGATTTGGAAATAGATGAAGATACAAGAAATAAGATGTGTAAATATGTACAGTTTATGTTTAACTCTTTTCCACCAGAAGAAGAATTCACATCTAATAAGACACTTAAACAGGATTTGATAAATAAAGATAGACAAAAATTAATTCAAAAGAAAAAAGAAGCCTCTGAAAATAAAAATCAGCAAAGTCTTCTATCAATGATCGCTTTTTATCTTAATCATCCTGGTTGTCATTACAAAAAAAATGAACTACGTGAAGTCGGATATTTTGAATTTATGTACAATATCCAACGACTTCAAATATATGAATCAACTCGTGCCCTATTTGGTGGATTATATAGTGGTATGTGTGATTTAAGTAAGGTTAATCCAAACGAATTTAATTTCATGCGTGATGTAAAAATCACTGCATGATTTTTTATTTTATTAAACAATTTTTAAGGAGGAATAAAATTATGGCTTTTAGATTAGGCGATAAATTTTACAAAGAAATTCTTTATGGTTATGCAGAAGATTTAACTACAACAAATCCTTTATATGTACTTACTCAGTTATCAGATGGTAGTGTCGAAGTAACTGCTGAATCTACAGAAGTAAAGGATAAGAATGGTAATTTAGCTAAGAAAATTTGGAAATCAAAAGCTGGTACATTTTCTGCTAAAAATGCATTCGTTAATACAAACATTATAGCTGCTTCAGCAGGTACAACACCTATTTTTGCTTCTAGTGGCAATAAGGTAACAATGCCAAAAATGTTCCATGTTAAGAAAGGTGCTGATGTTACAATCAAAGATTATGTAGCAGGTAGTGTAAAAGTTGCGCAGTATTTTGGTGATGGTTCTATCGGAAAAACATATACATTGGGTGAAGCGGCAGATACAGAAAAGTTTGCAATAGAGTCTACTTCTGGAAAACTCTCTCTTCCTACAGATACAGAAGCCGATATGTTCTTTATTAAGTATCTTAGGGAATCTGAAACAGGTGCTATGATTCAGAATAAGGTTGATGAATTCCCAAGTTCTGTGAAATTCATTATTAAGGCTACATACTACAATCCATGTAAAAAGAATGAGTTAAAAGCAGATTATATCGAGTTCCCATCATTCCAGGTGTCTCCTGAAACAACAGTTCCAATTAATGCAGATTCTACTGAAATGGATTTTAAAGGGGATCTTGAGATTGATTACTGTGGAACAGATAAGGTACTTTATAACATTTATGATGCTGATGAAGTTGATGCAGAATAATTTTTAGAGGGTGGTTATTACCACTCTCTTTATTTATGTAAAGGAGTGAGAACTAAAATGGCAAATAATAGAATTTGTCTTACTTGTGGTAAACCTTATGAGTATTGCGGTTCTTGTCCAAGCAGTTTGAATCTCCCTGTATGGAAAAATATTTTTGATACAGAAAATTGTAAAACTGTGTTTGAGACAGTTAGTGACTATGCTCAAAATGCGATTACTAAAGAATCAGCAAAAATAAGATTGTCAAAATGTGACGTTTCAGGTGTTTTTAAAGATAATATCAAAAATCTTATTGATGATATTAACGAGAAAGATATTAAAAACATAGAAACAAAAGAAAATGAAATAAAAGTAAAATACGGAAATAAGAAGAAATCTGTTTCTGTAATGAATGATTGATATATGAGAGTGTGAATTTTTTAGGGAATACATTTTCATATGTTATGAATTTTGTATTCCCTATTTTTTACGCTTTATAAGGAGTTAAAGGAATAAATGAAATTTGATAAAGAATATTCTACTTCTTTTGTAGAAGAAATGAAATTTCTCCGAGATAAAGGAATTAGATATACATGGGTGTATATAAATGAGGAGAAAATTTCAGTATGGAAGTATAAAAAAGAAAAACGATTATGGGATGCTTTATCTGAAATGTATTCTAAATATAATTTGGATTAGGTGGTGATAATGTGTACTTAGATAATGCGTCAACAACTCAATTAAAACCAGAAGTCAAGGATTACATTATATCTCTTTTAGATATATATCAGAATCCATCTTCAATGTATCAATCAGGCGTTGAAGCAAGGAAAATTATTACAACTGCAAGAAATAATGTAGCAAAATTCATTAAAGCAGATCCTAAAGACATTATCTTTACGTCTGGCGGTTCAGCCAATAACACACTATTTATAAAAGGTTATACTCAGAAAAACGAATGCAAAGTATTATACTCCCCTACTTCACACAAGTCAGTATTGAAATGTGTGGAATCATTGAAATATAAGCGTCCACTTAAAGTTGACTACACAGGTAAAATAAATATTCAAGATCTTAAAGAATGTCTATCTATGGATACAATGAAGAAACTTGTAGTCATAGAATATGCTAATTCTGAGATAGGAACTATTCAAGACGTGAAACAAATTATTGAAATATGTCACTTTTATAATGCAGTGGTCTATGTAGATTGCACAGGCTCAATTAGTCAAATTCCTATTGATGTGAAAATTTTAGATGTTGATGGTCTGGGTTTCTCCGCACATAAACTTGGAGCACTAAAAGGTACTGGTGTTTTATATAAAAAATCATCTATAGAACTTGAACCACTTATATATGGATCACAGGAACAGGAATTGTTTGGGGGGACTGAAAATGTAATAGGTATTGCTACACTTGGTAAAGCAGTTGAGAATTATGATTATTCTTCTATCACGTCTAAAAATCGTGACTATATCTATAATTACATAAGTAATAATATTCCAAATTCATATTTAGTTGGTGCTGATTTAGAACATAGATTATCACATAATTTATATATTTGTTTTAAGGGAATAAAGGGTGAGTCATTAATGACATTACTTGATATGAACGATTATCAAGTATCGACAGGAAGTGCTTGCACAAGTGGAGATTTAGTACCCTCCCCTACTTTATTGGCTATCGGAACAAATAAGGAAGATATAAATAGTTGTATAAGAATTACCTTAAATGGTGAAGAAGAAATTACCGAATTAAATAAGTTTTGTGAAACACTAAAAGGATGTGTAGAAACTTTAAGACGGTTAAATAACAATTAAATATTATTAAAAGAAAGAGCGGTTTCTTCGGAAGTTGCTCTTTTGTTATGTAAAGGAGTGAAAGGAAATAGCAAAAGCTAAATCGAAATATCATGTAGATATTTCAGAACAAGGTAAGAAAAATCGAACATATAAAGGTGTAACTTATGACAGTCTTACTGAGCTTAGATTTTTACAAGAATATATAGAACCTAAGATGAAAAGTAGAGAAATATTATCATATGAACGCCAAGTAGAATATGTTCTTCAAGATAAATTTAAATATAAAGGTAAAACAATTCTACCTATTAAATATAGAAGTGATTTTAATGTTGTCTGGTCTGATGGAACTTTACAGGTTTTTGACGTGAAGGGTAATCCAGATAGTATGTCACTTTTAAAAAGAAAAATGATGTGGGCTAAGTACCCAGAAACCAATCTTACGTTTATTTGCAGAAATCTCAAATATGGTGGTTGGGTGGAATATGACATTTTAAAGAAGCTTCGCAGAGAGGCGAAAAAGAATAACAAATAAAGGAGATAAAAGGAATTATGAAAAATATCACAATCAAAACATTTTGCAAGGAATACAATAATCGTGTTAATGATACATTGAAGAAACAGTATATCGAAGACAATCTTGAAATCATACCTTATGTGTCATTTGTTAAGAAGGATGCACTTATCAGTAACTTACTGAAGGCAACTATGATTGATAAAGAGACAGGAAACGTTAAGGTAAACTCTTCTGCTGAATATCTTTTAATGACAAGAATTTTAATTGAAAACTACACCAATCTTATCGTTGAGACTAAAGGATTTTTCGAGGAATATGATGAGTTGAAGAAGTCTGGGTTATTCAATATTCTTCTTGTTGGCGATGATACTACTGCTCCGCTTATTCCTTATGAAGAAATTGCAGAGTTTAAACATTTGCTTTCAATTAAACGAAATGATGTATTAACGAATCGTTATGAGATTCATAGTTTTATTACAGAACAGGTAGACAGATTTAAAACTCTTGGTGAAGCTACTCTCACACCGCTTATGGACGTTGTAAGTAAGAAACTCGATGAGATTTCAAAAGAAGATTTAGATAAGTTTGCTAAGAATGGTGGATTTAAAGAGGTGTAAGTATGGATAAACACTTAGGAAAAATTATAGTTGATGACACAGTACTACCATGCGAAGAATTTTGTAGAATTGGAAGTGAAACTGTTACAGATAGAGTAAAAAATATTGCTTTACATTTTTCGGAAGTTGATACACCTGTGAATTTAGTGCAGATTTCAAAATTTGAATTACTGCCTAATAACAATATATTTATTGAAGGATATTTATTTTCTCCATCTTTGTATAATTCGTATGTGGAACACTACACTATTCAAAAATTTATAGAAAATGGAATTTGTATAAATCCAGTAGACCATAGTAAAGATGGAAATTATGTTGCAGAATATTATAATTATCGGTTTAAGGAGTTTTCATTTTCTCGCAGCGAAAATACATATTCGTTTATTTTAGAACCGATTGACGAATAGGAAATTCAAATTTCTTGAGGTGTTTGAACTTATAAAATCAGAAAAGCCGTGACTGGTTGCCACGGACTTTTCCACTTTCCTTGTTCGAGTAATGGTCGTCACCAAAACTCAGCTCCTATCCGATTTTATTAGTCTTCATCTCTGAATAGAATTCCAATCAGTACACAAAGTACATTAAAGAATCCTGAAATGAAAGCTACCTGAACAGCCTCGCTCATACTTCTCTCCTTTCGTGGTTGGCACGAGATTCAATTGGTAGAGTTGAGCTGTATGTAAATGTATACGAAGTATAAATATCACCTTCGCCTTTCTGTACCAAAAGGTACTCGAATAGGGTTAATAGTTACATAAAAATGTAAGTACCTACAAATAGGATTATATCACAGATTGGCGAAGAAATAAATATACCTTTCATTCTTGTATCTCTATTGAGGTGCAGGTCATATTATAAACAGGCTCTATGCGTGTCAAAGCGTATAGGGTTTTTCTTGTGGAGAGTGGTAATACTGCTCTCCTATTTTAGTGAAAAAATAGTGAAAATTTTGGAGGTGATAAAAATACATGTCGAATAATCATAGTTCATTTTATCAATCATATATAAAAAAATTACAAGAAAAAGCAAAAGAAGCGGTGAAAGAAGCTCAAGAAAAGTCTTTTTCGGAATATTTTGATGTAGCAGAAAAAAAGATAAGAACTATATATAAAGATACTATTACGGATTTTTATAATAGCTACCCTGATCCCTTTTATGATAGGCGAGGAAGTTTATATGATTTAATTCAAACTAAAAAAGCTACTGATTATTTAAGTATATGGTTTGAACCGTCTTTAATTTCTTATAGGAATGGATATGCAGGAGAAAATGGTCTTTATGATCAAGTATTTAGACAAGGCTGGCATGGTGGAGCAAATGTTAAACATAGGGGGAGAATGTTAGTTCCTTGGTCATATCCAACTTTAGAATATAATGGGGAAACGTCACCTTGGGAGCCTGAAATATGGAACAGTGAAGGTATTTTATCTGGTTGGAAGTTAGCAGAAAAAGCCTCAATATCACCACTCCAAGATTTTAAAAGAAGAATAGACCAATATCAAAAGACAGAATATCAAAAAGATTATGAAAATATATGGAATAAATATAAATCAAATATAAAAATAGACATATAGGAGGTATAGAATGGCTGACGAAATAAAATTAAAAGCACCCACTGTCGAACAGCAAGTTGTTGTTAATATCAATGGTGAAGATAAATTAAAATCATTTGCAGACACTCTTGATAAAATTTCCAATAATAAAAATCTTCAAAAATATTGGAAAACCCAACAAGATTTAATAAACGCTACTACCGATGCTTATAATAATTTTCAAAAGAAGGCTTCTAAGGACAATGCTTCCGAGTTAATTAAGGTAACAAATGCTCTGAAGGCTATGTCTGGAACTGACTTATCACATATTTTACCTGATTTTGATAAAATCTCGAAGGGTATGGCTGAAGCCCAAAAGGTTGCTGGTAATATTGATAGTGCTTTTTCCGTAAAAGGATTTAAGGAAGCGTTTGATTCTTTTGAAACACTAGAAGCGTATGGAACAGATATTCAAAAATTATTTAGTCATTTCGGTGTAAGTTCTGATATTGGTGAATTGCAGCAAAATGTTCGCTTGTTAGAAAGTGAAGTAGAAAAACTCACTAGAAAATTAAGCAATGCAAGAAATGCTAATGAAGAATTACGAAATGAATTTGAAAATTTTAAAGTTGGTTCTGGTTTTGCCGATAAACTCGATGAACTAGACAGGTTAAAAGCAGAAATGCAAAATATTCGTGATGAAGCTACTCAGACATTTAATCAATTTTTAGATGTAAATAAAATTGATAGATATGATTGGTTTAATAATGATAGATTTGCTGAATATTTTGAAAAATTAGAGAACGGAACTCTTACTGCTTCGGAAGCTATTAGACAATTTAAAACAGAATATGGTTATCTTTTGGAAGAAAGTTTTAAATCAAATGGTAATTCATTCGGCTTAGATCAATTACAAGCATTTTCCGCAAAACTTGATTCTATTTTTCAACAGGTAGAGGAAACATCAAATAAAATTAATGATATTCTTTCTAATGGTGTTATAGCAAAATCAGTACAAAATCTTAGTGAAGACACTACCCTCTCCGATTCTCAGCGTTCTATATTTGGAAATATCTTTCAAGATGAAGAAGCCCTCAAATCAGTCACCGCTTTATTTCAGAAATTAATAGATGAAACCAATCAAACTAAAAATACAGAAGTTTTCAATACTGAACAATTCACAAAACTTGAATCTTTATTTACAAGTATTGAGTCAAGCTTATCCTCTATTAAAGGTGTTTTAGTTGATGTCGGTGATGGTGAAGAATTGTCTCCGTTATTAAAAACTATTGCTAATATTGAATCTGCTATTGATAATTTAAGTTCTAGTGTTAAAGGTATTGGGCTTAATATGAATATTGATTTTGGTTCTGATACTGAAATGGAAGCGAAGGCTCAAGCCAAGATATCTAATGCATTACAAGCATATCAAAGATTGTTCGAACATATCAAAATGTCAAGTGCTGGTGGCTCAATAATTAATACAAAGTTTTTCGACTTTGATATAAATCAATTTGACACTCCAATGAGTAAACTTCAAGCATATAGAAAATTTATTGAAAATATGCGTAATGAAGCAAAGGCTATGTATGGTGGACAAGATGTTCTTTTTACCGACACAGATAAGAAATATTGGACACAAGCATCTTCGGCTATGGGACAAGTCACTAAAACTTTTAATGAAATGAAAGCTGCAAGTGATACTAACCCATTAGAAAATATTTTTGGAAAAACAGATTTATCTGGTGTTATTGAGCAGTTAAACACTATTGTTTCTAAACTTGATGAGATTTCTGACTCTGCCAAAGGATTTACTGAGGCTTTTAAAGATGGATTGAATGTCAATGCTTCTGTTGAAGAAATTGAGAAACTTACCAATAGAGTTAAAGAACTTGAAGATGAATTAGCAAAGGTTAAAACTCCTACTACTGTTGCAACTTCACAAGAATCAAATATTTCAAGCCAAATGAAAAACGCATTTCCTTCTACCGAAGCTACTGCTTCTGTTGAGAAAACAACACAAGCAATCAAGGAAGAAAATAGTGCTTTGGAAGAAACTGCCAATAAGGCAAAACAAGCTGTTTCTGAATTAGTAAAAAGTAGAGATGTCATCAGTCAGAATTGGTATCGTAAAAAAGGAACAGTTATAGGCAAAGATTCAAAAGGTAATGATATAACTCGTGATACCGATGAATTTTCTTTTATAGAAAGATTGAAAAATGGTCAGTTACAGACAGTTCTTGCTACATACGATGAGGAAACTGGGAAATGGGCAGAACAAGTTATAAATGTTGAAACCGCTTTTGAACAAGTAGAAAAGGCTATTATCAGTACAGATAATAAGATTGCTTCTTTAGAAATTTCAAAAGAAAAAACACTCGCAGCTCACCCTGGGTATGATGTTACTGCTGATGATAATCAAATTGCCATTGAACGTGAAAAGAGGGATGAATTACAAGCAACTCTCAATCTTTATGCTAAAGAAAAAGAATATGTTTTTGAGATTGAAGCTGCTAACAAAAGAATTGCTGATAATCAGGAAAGATTAAATAATAAAAAACAGTCACAGACTAATTTAAGACAGACAGTTCATGAAGCAACTCGTCAGAAATCTATTGATCAGACTAATCGTTTATTAAATAAGCAACAGATTATCATTGATGGTATTGAAAAGTCTTATAGTAAAGCTGCAAATAATGATTTAGATAAAGCTGTAAACTCTCAGTCAGATTTAACAGAGTTAAAGAAAAAGAAAAATCTTATTCAGTTTTTGCTTAATGATTTAAAAGATGAGGATAGAAATTCTTCCAATGAGAAAGAATTTTTACAAGTTGAAAAGTTAATCGCTGAATATAAACAGCTTGCGAAAGATAAGCTTAAAGCTAATAATCCTTCAAAACAAGAACTCGGTGGACAGGAATTAGATGTTTTACTTGCGAATCAAGTAACACAGTATAACAAGCTTATTTCTCAGTCTGAAAAATATGGGGATGTAACAAAAGAAATCACAGATGAACTTAAGGCTCAACGTGATTTAATTGCTGAACAGGATAAAAATGGTGTCTATGTTGCCCGTTCCAAAAAGGCTGACGGTAGTGAAATTACTGCAAATGATTATTACGATGCAAGGGATAATTATAAGATCAACAAATCTATTTTTAATTCTTATAAAGATAATATTAAAAATGGTGCACAATCTACCGCTAAACAACAAGCTAAATCCATTAAAGAAGAATGGACTAATGCTATTAAAACGGTTAAAGAATACGAATCAGCCGTATCAAAATTAAATAATCTCAAAGCAAATGACAGGGGATTAGGAACTAAAACAGCAGATATTGAGGCACAACAGAAAAAAATTGATGATATGAAATCATCCTTTGAATCTGCACAGACAACGCTTTTATCATTCTTCTCTTCTACTGATAAATTTAATTCCCTTCCTGTTTCTTCTATTAAAGAAGTTCAAGATGCTATTAAGTTAATTCAAACCGCTGCTAATGGTTCTGCTGAATCGGTTAGCAGGCTTGAAGATGCATTAAGAAATATGCAGGAAACTTCTATAAATAAATTAGAAAATAAATTGTCTAATTATCAAAAGAAAACTAGCGAATATTCAGCAACTATCAATAAGTTTGGAGATGATGGTTGGACAAGTCCCGAATATTTAGAAAAAGTACAAAAAGCACAAGAAGCATTAAGTTTATATCAAAAAGCTATTAATGAATTAAAAGCAAATCCTGATTTGATAAATAAAGAATCTCTTGCTAATGTAGAAAAATTGGGTAAAGATTTCGAAGATATTACTCTTGCTATAAAGAATATGACGGCTGCACAGAAGGGTTATACTCAGCTTGGAGCTGAAAAAACAATGGATAAAATTTCTCAGATGCTAAAAGAGAATAGCAAAATGTCAAGAAAAGCTAAAGCTGATATTAAAGCTTGGTATGATCAAATAAAATCTGGAAATCCAAGTGCCAGCCTTGATGTAATTCTTGGTAAAGTTGAAGCTATCGTAAGAGCCGAAAAAGATGCTGGTCGTGGTGGTAAGAGCATGTGGGATGCCATTAAGGAAAAAGCTTTTTATAGTGCTGCTAGTGCATTTGGTACATATTTTGGAGTTAATGATGTTTTCAGATATGTTGGAGAAGGTATTCAAGTAATCAGAGAGTTTGATACAGCTCTTACAGAAATGAGGAAAGTATCTGATGAAACTGTACAAAGTTTAAAAAATTATCAAGCAACAACCTTTGATACGGCAGATGCAGTAGGTACAACAGCCAAGCAGATACAAGAGAGCACTGCTGATTATATGCGATTAGGCGAATCGCTTGATGAAGCTTCTGAAAGTGCGAAAACAGCAAATATACTCTTGAATGTATCTGAATTTGATAATATTGAAGATGCAACTAAGTCACTTGTTTCTATGGGGCAAGCGTATAAAGACTTAGATAAAATGACTATTGTTGATAAACTTAATGAGGTCGGTAATAACTATGCAATATCAACAGATGAATTAGCCACTGCTCTTCAAAAATCAGCAGCTACTCTCTCACTTATGGGAAACACGATTGATGAAGCTGCAAGTTTAGTAACTACAGCAAATGCAACGATTCAGGACGCAGATAGTGTTTCGGCAGGTTTACGTACAATTTCTCTTAGACTGGTTGGTACAGAAGAAGCCGAAAAAGAACTTTCTGCAATGAATGAGGAAGTAGATGCTTTTGTAAAAGCAACAAATTCAAAGAAACAACAGATAATCAAAGATTATACTGCCGTAGCTTCTAATAATTACCAGGGTTTTGATATTCTTGATAGTAATGGAAATTATAAAAATACTTACGAAATTCTTCTTGGAATTGCCAAGGTTTACAAAGAAATTCAGGAACAAGATAAAAAGCTGGGAACAAATCATGCCACAGCTTTAATTGAAGAATTAGCGGGTAAAAACCGCTCAAATATTGCTTCAGCGATACTGCAAGATCCGACACAGCTTGAAGCTGTTAAGAAGTCTTCAGAAGAAGCAATGGGATCAGCGGAAAAAGAATTAAACTCTTATCTTGATAGTATTGATGGCAAAATGGCACAGCTAGAGAACCGTGCTCAGGAGTTCTGGTTTAAAATAATCGACTCCGAAACTATCAAGAATGGAATTGATTTATTATCTACCTTACTTAAAAGCACTACTAATTTTGTAGATAAAGTTGGATTGTTGCCAACTATTCTTACAGGAATTGGCACAGCATTATCATTTAAAAATGTCGGCATTAATACGTTAGTGGCGTATTAATCAAATCATTGTTATTGTTTTGAACGTACCGACTTCATAGAGTTTCTAACGGATACGTTAGTTTGGACTATGATAAGTATGCTATACATACGATAAACGAAGACGCAATATGCGAGGAAGGCTGTAAAACTCATGATACTACCCTATTATAAGGAAACTAAATAGGTACAGTAAAAATTCATGAATTCAGTTGGTTCGCAGGGATAGACCTTTAAAATGGTAAGCCCTCAGAGAGTGACAACCGTTGGTAGTAGTTATATGAAACGATGCTACTATAATATGCATTCCGTACTCATGGCACGACATGTTAAATGATGTGAACTTATCTCATATCTCGTGTAAATCAGTTTGACCTCTCAGTTCCTAGAGGTAGATAAGATGGAACAAAACAGAGAATAAATAAAATAGCGGACAGTCGCTTGACTACTCTTTTATTATACTCGATTGTATGTTTCTTTGGAGATCTACAAACATATGTTCTGATAGTATTCTGTTAATTATTGGTATATAATGGTAACATTAAATACTAATGATTGGTGGGATAGAGTTGAAAAAATTACCAATATTGCTAAATTGGTTGACTAAAGCATTGATAATTACAATTGTACCATTTTTTATTGGACTAATAGATAATGCAACAATATGGAAAAATAGTAATGGACAAATAAAAAATATATTTATAAGTGGGAAATTTTGGGTAATTTCATTAACTATTCTATATATCATATATATTATATATGTAGCATACAATGAAAGGAAACAAGAGAAGAACAATCAAACACTTGAAGATTTGAAAAAACAAAAACAACTTTGTGATTGTTCTTTAGAAATTTATAAAACAACTTTTGACTCCATCAATAATTTGATGAATATCTCGCAAAAGGAAATCAATGATTTATCAAAACAAATTATATCTACGAATAATTTAGAATTATTAAATTGGAATTTTGAAAGCATATCTAGTTACATTTGCAAAGATATTGTTAGCATTCTTAGAAAATTGTCTAAATCAGGAACAGATATTTCGGTAAACATATATGTAAGACACAAGAGAAACACTGGAAAACGTACACAGGATTGTATAAAAATGATAGCACATTATGGAGACGCAAATTCAACACCAACTATTTTATATTCCGACATAATATTATCTAAGAAAAAAGATTGGCAATATGCAAAGTTATTTTTAGAAAACAACCCTAAAATAGTTGTGTATCCGACAGAAGAAGAAATAAAGAAAAATTTTGGTTATAATGGAACTCCGAGCAAGTATGATGGAGAATATTCACAATATATAGGTATTCCAATATCGTGTTCCGCAGGATATATTTTATCCTCCTTAGAGATTATTACTCATCATGGGACAATAATAGCGGATACAAAAACGGAAATTTTAGAAATTGTCAATAAATATATCATTGTATATAGAAATTATGCATTGCTTACACATAAGATTGAAAAGGGACTTAAGGCGAAGCGTGTTGAAAACATTTTTAAGGAGGCAAAATAATGAAGAAAAATATTCCTTTAAAAGCTATTGATACAACAGAATTAGAATTTAAGAATAAAACAGAATTTTTGGAATGGCGAAAAAAAATATTGGAAAATTATGAGCAAAGTAAAATTGATTATAAAGAAGAAATGAATAAACTATTTGGATATGAAAAAGAGCAGGACTAATCTCCTGCTCTTTTATTGTTTAATCGTCATCTCTTTCATAACCACTACATTCTTCTTTGTGCTCACAAAACTCGCATTCACAATCATCTGTATAATTTCCTGTTTGCCAGCAATGGTCTGTTGGATATTTTGATTCGATAATTATATTTGACATAGCGATCCTCCTTTTCACAATTAAATTTTATATATTCCAAAATCCCCCTGATTTCGCTATTATTGTAATTTTTTGTTATAAGTCATACAAGTATTTACCTATCGACAAATATCGCCTAAATATCCCTTTAAAATGGTCTGGATACATCAGAGTCTGCTTGGTAAATATAATTCACATGAAAGGAAAATAAAATGATTAGTAATATTGTTAAAACGCAACTTGAAAATGAAAAATTTGAAAAAGAGGTAATCTCTCCATTATCAGATAAGATAATTACAGAAATCACCTCAAATAAACTTACATACACTCAAGCTTTTGATTTACTTCGAGTAATTGAAGGAAAAATCAAAAATTTTACTGTCTATTCTGAGTAAGTTTTTCTAAAAGATTTTCGATTGAATCAAGTTTATTGTTAATTTCAAAAGAATACGAATGATCGCTTCCTGTGTTATCGTTTATACTTTCTAACTGATTGTCAATATTTTTGTTTGCAACAGAAATACCATTTGCAAAAGATATAATTGATTCAATCGAACTTCTTAACATACAATTTTGTATATCGCCATCTTCAAAACAATTGTTATTCATTACACAATTATAGTTACAATCACCATTGGTTAATGGGCAAAATAATTTATTCATATGCATACCTCCGACACATCATTTAATGATTATATTTTACCATTAATTACCAAACAAGTACAGTTTGAACATAAGTTTGTAATAACTTAAACGATCTTTTAGAAATGGTGCATCGTTCAACAACTATGGTGTCTTTTATTATGCAATAATTTTTCACTACTCTTCTACTTTTTAATCTGCTGATTCTGATTTGATTTTGATTTATTATTTATTGGCATTGGTGTTCTCTCCTATTTTTGTGATTTAGTATATTCTTTTGCAAATAAACCATCATCAACTACATAAAGCAAGATAGTCCAATTACCATCAGAATCGGCTTGATAAATATAGTTACCTTTATGTTTATATTCTGTAAATGTACTGCTATCATCGGTGCAGTTATCGTAATTGGTGCAATAATGGTATTGACCATCTTTATTAAACGCAAGACCTTCATTTACATCTGAATCTTCGTTTTTTAGGAATAAATCAAATGTTTTACCACTCGGAACATCTGTCTTATAAAATCTTCCGAGCATATTTTTATATTTATAAAAATCAGTTGTTTCACATACTTTTCCAGAAAAATATATCTTTTTTTCATCAGTTGTGATTTTTTCTATGTCGTTATTAACATTTTCGGTTGTAATAATTTTGGCTTCTTTTTCAGAATCATCTAAAATTTCACCATTGCTTTTTTCAAAATATTTACCATGATAGGTATTATCCTCGTTGAATGTATGAGAAACTTTTAGTTGGTAATCTATATTTGGGGCTTCAATATTGTTTGAATATGTTCCATATAAGCCTGTATCAAATGAATTGTCTTTTTCAGTTTTACTACATCCTGATAAACATAATACTGCAAAAAAGAATAAAATAAATAATTTCTGTTTTTTCATAAATCGTTCTCCAATCCATCAAAATATATACTCCTCAAATAAGTATACCATATAATAGTACGATATTCAAACAAGACACAGTGAAATCTTGGTTTGCAGGAACGGCATCTTCTGTAAATTCAGAAATTATTACACCATTTAAGGATGCAAAAGATATAATTGATATTTACAACGATTGCATACAGACTAATACTTTAACATCTGAAAATTGGAATAGTATTCTAAGTATGTGTGATGATTCATTATCTTCTTACTTAAATCAAATAAAGGGTTTAGAGGCTTCAATGACTGGATATTCTGTATCGTTACAAGGTAATATAACAGGATATGCAAAGATAACACAAGCCATGAAACGGTACAACGCTTTAGGTGCGGTTAGTCAAAAAGAACAACAGAATTTTGCAACTGCTGTATCGTTGACAAATACAAAATTTGGTTCTTACTTAACAGGACTTAATGGGGCGAAAGCAAGTTTGAGTGGTTATGGCGTATCTCTTATTGCTTCAACAGCAAAAACTGTTGGACTCACTATTGCTACTACTGCCTTAAACGCAGCATTGACGTTTGGTATTTCTACTATCATTACAGGAGTCGTAAGTGCTTTTGGTACATGGATCAGCAGTTCCAAAAAGATAACAGAAGCTGCAGAAAAAGCTAAAGACAAAATTTCATCAATTAATGATGATTTGAAAACAAACACAGAAACTGTAAAAAATGCAAAACAGCGATATGCTGAACTCGCACAAGAAGTTGAAAATCTTGGAAAGGTAAGTCAAAGTCAAGGCTCACTTAGTACAGACGAATACAAAGAATTTCTTGATTTAAGTAATCAACTTGCAGGTGTATTTCCACAACTTACAAAAGGATACGATGACAATGGTAATGCTATTTTAAATTTATCTGGCGATGTAGACACTATTGTTGGCTCATTAGACGATTTAATTCAGAAAGAAAAAGACCTTGCAAACCAAAAGATTATGGATGAATTTCCTGATGTTTATAAAGGTTATGTAAAAGACTTGGGTAAAGCAACATATGAAGTAAAATCTGCAAAGAAGAAATTTGATGATATAAATAGTGCTTATAGTAACTTAGATAACGGACGTTCAATTCAAATGGGCTTTTTATTGAATGGATATAATAAAGAAGGCACTATGAGTGTAGGTCAATATGAAAATTGGTTAGAAACTCTCGGTCTTACATACGAAGAAACGGTTGTACAAGGCGGTAAAGTCGTAAGTGCAGTTGGTGATATAAATGATGCATTTACATCTCAACTTGAAAATGCAAGAAAAAATCTTGAGTATGCGGAGCAACAATTAGAAGGAGAAAAATCTTCTATTGATTCATATTTGAATACATGGTTACAGTCAGAATTTACTTATAATCAAATTGACGATAGTGGTTTGCAAACTGCTGTTCAAGATATGATTATGAATTTTGATTTTTCTAGTTTACCAAAAGATAAACAGAATGATTGGAATTATGTTAGTGAATATTTAAGACGTAATATTTTGTTTGAAATTAATAAGGTTCAAGACGACCCTATTATTTCAAAAGCACTTTCAGAAGTATTTACAAACACAGAATTAACACCTGATGAAAAAGCTAATTATTTACAGCAAATTCGAGATTTCTTTGGTGAAGATAGTTCTATAGTTGTTTCTTTAAAACCACAAATTGATGAGACTGACAATTTACAAAAACAATATGATAAAGCTATTGAAGATACAAAGGATAAATTCGATGGTTACGACCCTACTGATTTCTTCAAGAAGAATTCTATCAATACTCAGGAAGAAATTGATAAGTGGTTGGAAATTGTTCAAGCTGCGGATAGTGCTGCTGAGGCTGAGAAGAAATATGTTGAAGATTCAACATTGAATAAAACTACTTTTTCTGATGTTTGGAACTCTTCTACTTTCGCTGATACAAAAGAAAAACTTCTTGAATTAGCAAAGTCAGGTGAATTAACTCCGGAAACATTAGAATCTACCGAAGACTATAAAAAGCTTATTGACGACACAGGTTTAAGTGCAGAATATTGTGCGAAAAGAATAAATAATCTTGTAACGGCACAAGAAAAACTTTCTAATGTAACAAAGGGAATTTCCTCTATTTCTGATTTGTATACACAAGCAAGAGATGAAGGATTCGTAGATATTAATGATATTATGTCTCTTGATAACACATGGAAAGACTTAAAATCATTCGAAGAATTTACTAATATAGTAGGTTCCGGTACTTATAGTATGTCGGAAATGCAACAAGCATTTGATAAACTTGTAAGTGAATATCTTAATTATAGCGATGCACTTATAAAACTGGATGAAACAAATAAAGATTTGTATATAAAACAGCTTAAATCTGTTGGTGTATCAAATGCACAAGCTCTTGTAGAAGAAAGATTAACAGCCAACTATATAGAAGAAAATAACGCATTAGAAGGTCTTACAGAAGCAAATAAAGAAGAATATATTGCTAAATTAAAAGCAAATAATATTACTAATGCTGATGTAATAGTAACTAATAAGCTTAATGCAAAAAAGGAAGCTGAAAACACAGTTACAAAAGAACTTAATATGACTATGGATGAATTTCTTTCAAAGTCATTTGATATGCAAAATTCTTTGTTGGGAGAAGCAAATGCTTCTGATATTTGTCGAGGAGAGATAGCTCAACTTCAACTTGCAGAAATCAATTATAATAAAAGTGGTCTTGACGTAAGTGGAAAAATTAAACAGTTAAAAGATTTAGTCACTGCATATGGTTTAGCTGATACAGAAGCTCAAAAGATGGCTAAACGTGAGCAGGAAATGAGGGACTATGAAGCTAAAACTGGCGCATATACGGGATTCAGATATACAGAAGCAGATTATAAACATGCCGAAGAAGATACGAAAAAACGTATTGAAGCATTATTCGGAGGTTTAGGACAATATACATATACTGCTCCTGATTATAATGGCGGCGAAGATCGTCAGAAAGAACTTTCAGAGAAAAATACTGACTGGATTGAAACTAAAGTATCAAGAATTCAAAGATTAATTACCAACATAGGTAAAACAATAAGTGCTACATACAAGACATGGAAAGAAAGAATTGGTGCTGTTAAGAGTGAAACTGCAAAACTCACCGAAGAACTGAGTATTCAGCAACAAGCTGCAAACTACTATCTTAATAAAGCCAACTCCGTAGGATTAAGTGCAGATTATGTAAACAAAATCCAGAATGGTGCAATTCTCATTGAAGACGGAATAGATGAAAAGACTCAAGAAAAGATAGACAAGTATACAGAGCTGTACGAAAAATATCTTGAAGCTTTAGATTCTATGGAAGATATTCGTGGAGAAATAGCTGATAATTTCAAAGAAAAATTTGATATGGTTACTTCTTCTTACGACAATGCAATCAGTCTTATTGAGAGTAAATCAGGAATACTTGATTCGTTAGTCAGTAAACAAGAAACTGACGGTCATTTAGTAAGTAAAGCATACTATCAGTCTTTAAAAAATTTGCAGAATCAGAACATAGCCGAATTACAAAGTAAAAGAACAGACCTTGTAAAAGCTTTTAATGAAGCTATGGCGAATGGGAATATTAAGCAATATTCCGAGGATTGGTATGATATGAAGAACTCCATCATGGAAGTTGAACAGGCTCTTATTGATGCAAATACTCAGCTTATCGAACTTGACAACAATATGCGTGATTTAGATTGGAAAGTATTCGATTTGAAACAGCAGTATATTGGCAGAATTCAAGAGGAAGCTGACTATTTAATCGACTTAATGAGTAATAAAGACTTGTATGATGATTACGGAAAAATGAATGATTCTGGTATTTCTACGGCAGGATTACATGTAACTAACTACGATGTTTACTTAAAGCAAGCACAAAAATATGCAGATGAAATCAAAGAGATTGATAAGCTGTTAGCGAAAGATTCTAGCGATACAGAGTTAATTGAACGCAGAAACGAGTTAATTGATTCTCATAGAGATATGGTAAAATCTGCCAAAGATGAACAGCAAGCTATCATAGATATGGTCGAGGAAGGCTATAACAGGTTATTGGACGCTTTGAATGAAATCATAGATAAACGTAAGGAACAGTTAGATGCTGAGAAAGATTTATACGACTATGAAAGAAGTATTGCCGAAAAGACAAAGAACATATCTTCTCTCCAGAAACAGTTATCTGCATATGAAGGTGATAATTCTGAAGAAACTCAGGCTAAAATTCAACAGATAAAAGTAGACCTTGAGGAAGCAAAACAAGATTTACAGGACGCTGAATATGATAAGTGGATGAGTGACCAAGAACAGATGCTTGATAGGTTGTCTTCTGATACGCAAGAATGGATTGAAGCTCGTATGAATAATATTGAAGCAATTATGCAAGATATTATAAATCAGACGAATGAAAATGCGACACTTATCAAAGATACTCTCGTAGAGCAGACTGATAATCTTGGAAGCTTTATATCCGGAGAAATGAGTAAAATCTTTTCTGATGGCAGCCCTGTAAGTAGTTTTATAGAATCATTTACAAATGAAGATTCAGGTGTACTTAAGGTGATTAATGGTATAGCTTTAAATGTACAGACCATGGTAGATAAACTTGCAGGACAGGCTAAGAGTGAAATCGCTTCCAATGGTGCTACTACTACAAATAGTACAAAGTCAAGTACGACCCAGAAATCTACATCAAAAACTACTTCTTCTACTCCTAGTACAACTAAAAGTACGACTAAAAACACATCATCTTCTAACGGTAACAAGGATTATAAATTCATATATGCGAAAAGCTATTATCCAAAGAATAAACTTAATCGTAAAACCAGTATAGATGATGCTTTGGCGTTTTATGATTATGATTGGTCGTTTAATGCTAAAAAGAAGTATTACAAAGACTTAATCGGTAATGATGCTTATACAGGAAGTTACAATCAGAACGTAGCTTTACTTAAAAAGTTCAGGGAAATCAAAGGCTATAACCAAGGTGGTGTAATCGGAGAACTTAAAAATATTATTGGTAGGAATAATGATAATTCTTTGGCAATCAATACTTTTGAAAAAGGTGAAGGTATTATCCCACTGTCACTTATGGGCGATTGGAAAACCCTTATCAATAACTTAGAGCCTCTTAATGCATCTATGGACTTCTTGAATAAAGCCCTTATTCCAAACATTAAAGCAAATAGGTCAACAAATGAAACGGTTAATAACGATGTTCAGTTGAGTATTACTCTGCCTAATGTGACAAATTATGATGAATTTAAGAATGCACTGGTTAAAGATAAAAGCTTTGAAAAGGTTGTGCAGAGCATGACGTTTGGAAATGCTTTGGGTAAAAACAGTCTGAATAAAAATAAATACTAATTAAACAAGCCAAGTGTGGGCTATGCGTCTACACTTGGCTCTTGTTATGTAATGAGGAATCGAAATGAATATAGAGAAAAAGGTAAAACTACAGCAAAAAATTATAGATGATTTGCAACAGGAAAAAGATACCCTAAGGGAAGAAAACGATAAGCTGTCTGTTGATTTGGAACTGGAAAAGATTCTTCCAAAAGAAGCATATGAACGTGTAACGCAGCTAATCAACGAATTAGAAGACAGAAAATCTGAGTATGAAGCACTCATTGAAAACGTAAAGGAAATTCAGAGTGAATACAAAGACAAACTTAAAGAGATAAAAACTTTAAGGACAAAATATAAAAAAGATATGGATTCTGTATTAAAGAGCATTAATAGAAGTGCCAAGAAAGTTCAAGCCAAAGAAAAGGACAATAGATTTTTGGACAAGATACAGAATACGGTATACGGGAATAAAAACGATAACAAGTAATAAAAAACAATAAGAAAGTGGGTGAATAAGTGAATTTAATAGATTTTGAATATGACAATCAGAGACTATCTGATTATGGATGTATAGTGTGTAACATCTTAGAGGATGGTGGTGTTTCGGCAATTAATATAGGCAGTCAGGTTACATTTAATACTGTTCCCATGACAGGATTAAATAAATTTAAGTTAATGTCTGCTCAATATGACGAAGTATATACAACAACATTTGAGATTTGTAAATATAGATGTTCAAATCCTGATGTCAACTCATTCACACAGGAAGAAGTTATCCAGCTTATGAGATGGCTTAACAGGAAACAGTTTAAAAAATTCAGGGCAGTTTATAAAGATGGAGAACTTGCAGAAGTATATTATAATGCTTCTTTCAATGTAAATCCTATTACATATGGTGGTGATATTATTGGTCTTCAATTAACACTCCAGACAGATGCCCCATTTGGTTTTTATGATGATATTGAATATACAATGAAATTTAGTACAAATGGATTAGAACATTCATTTTATGATATTTCGGATGAAATTGGTTTCGTATACCCCTCTACTATGACCATAGAAATAACAAATGGAGGGAATTTTGAATTAGTTAATTCTCAAGAAAAAGATAGAGTGACATCTATTAAGAATTGCACGGCAGGAGAAATTTTTACCTTAGTGGAAAACAAAGTTATTACCTCTTCGGCAGATCATCCTAAATTGTGTAATGATTTTAATTATGTTTTCCCAAGACTATGTAATTACATTAAGGACATATATGGGTATGGAACATCGGACGAAGTTAGGGAAAATATATTCACAGTTAATATGCCATGCAAAATCACATTTACCTACTCTCCTATTTGCAAAATGGGAATTATATAAAGGCAGGTGTAAGTAATGGGATTTAGTGCAAACGTATTAAAATTTGATGTAAATAATAATGTAGAAGATTTTACTTTTGTCTTATCTACAAAGAACTATACTCACATTTGCAAATTGAATAATGTTAAAAGAGATACAGTTAATTGTAAAGAAAATCTTAATGGGGCAGATGAATTATCTTTTGAAATATATAAGGAATTAGATGAAGAAATTCAAGAAAACTGGGATAAGATTACAGACCTTAAATTGATATGGGTTAAAGAACTCAATGAATATTTTGAAATAACCGTATCTTACGATGATAAGTTAGACGCAGTGAAAACCATTGTAGGTACTTCCCTCTGTGAAGCCGAATTAAGCCAGAGAAATTTGTATGGAACTGAAATCAATACCGATGCGGATATTGCAAGGGACGATTATGTTATTACCAAATTTTATAATAAAGATAATCCTAAAGCCAGCCTATTACATAGAGTATTAAAAGACAAAGCACAAGATTATACAATTAAATATGTGGATAAAAGTCTGTGGGATTTACAACGAAGTTTTAGTATAGATGGAACTTCCATATATGACTTTCTTACAGGGGAATGTGCAGAACAGTTTAATTGTTTATTCGTATTCAATAGTGTAGACAGAAGCATATCTGTTTACGATTTATATACTACTTGTAAAAAATGTGGTTACAGAGGTGACTATAATAATGTTTGTCCTAAATGTGGGAGTGATTTACTGAATTACTTCGGGGAAGACACTACTATTATTGTAAATAAAGAAAACCTGACAGATAGTGTAAAATTTGAAACCGATGTGGATTCAATTAAGAATTGTTTTAAACTAACAGCGGGCGATGATGAAATGACCGCTATAGTTACTCAATTAAATCAGAATGGAACTTCCTATTTGTATTACATATCCGATGAACAAAAAGAAGATATGTCGGACGAACTGGTTTCAAAGATTGAATCATATGATAAGTTATATGTAAGCTATACAGAAGAATATGAACACTTAGTACAAGATTTTTATGATGTATCAGATAATATTTCATATTATGAGTCTGGTATGATGCCAGGGGACAGCTCTGATGAAAATGGAAGTGATAATGCCGGTAATGATAAGAATAATACTGAGTCTATCGCAAAACAAGAAGCTACTAAATTAACAGTGGCAAACTTATCTCCCATTGGTGTGTCAACTCTTTCAAAATCTACAACTACAAGTCTTGTAGATAATGCGGTAAAGAATTATGCAAGGGTGTTTGTAAAAACTCAGTATGTTAAATTGGAAATATCAGAAAGCACTTTTACTTATAAAGGAACTGATTCAAATGGTTATAATTATGGACAATGGATTGGCAAGTTTAAAGTAACCAATTACAGCGATTTGGAAGATATAGCTTATTCAGATAAATTGACCATAACAGTTCATGATAATTATGAAGATTTCCTCAAACAGAAAGTCGCAAAGGATATAGACTTAAATTCTGATGATGAAGATGGTTCAATATTTGATGTGTTAGCCATTGATAATTTGGATAACTTCAAAGACGCATTAAAATTATATTGTTTAAACAGATTAAATTCATTCAAGGATGCAATACAAACAGCTTTAGATACACTTCAACATTGTAACCAAGCTGCTAAAGGTGCTGATTTTTATGATGATATATATGTTTCTTACTATAATAAACTTGTTGCTTGTGATAACGAGATAATTATAAGAGAAACTACTATTAACGAATTAGAAACACAGCGAGAACAAATAGACAGTAAAATAAGAACGATACAAGAAGCATTGAATCTTGAGAATTATCTCGGAGAAGAACTATATACTGAATTTTGTTCTTATAGGCGAGAACAGGAATACAGCAACAGCAATTATATTTCAGATGGTTTGGATAATGCAGGGAAAATTGCAAAAGCAAAAGAATTTATAGAAACTGCTAAAAAGGAATTAATTAAGTCTGCTACAAGACAACATAGTATCTCCACTACTCTGTATAATCTTCTGCTTATGCCAGAATTTAAAGTAATTGTTAATAAGTTTGCTCTAGGTAATTTTATTAGAGTTCAGGTAGATAAAGATATATACAGATTAAGATTAATCCATTATGAACTCAACTTCTCGGAAATTCAAACATTGAACGTAGAGTTTAGCGATATGGTAAAGGTAAATGATGATGTAAGTGACGTACAAAGTATTCTAAGTTCTGCTAAGTCTATGGCTGGTAATTTTTCGTATGTAAGTAAACAGGCTGAAAAAGGAAATGATGCTAATAATACCATTATAGACTTTGTTAAAGAGGGATTGAACAGTGCAAATATTGCAATAACCAATAATGTTAATGAAGAAATAAGTTTAACAAAACAAGGTCTTATAGCTAAAACGTGGGATGATATTGAGGGTGATTATAGTCCTAAACAAGCGAAATTCACTCATAATTTATTGTGCTTTACACGAGATAATTGGAAAAATGTTTCTTTGGCACTCGGAGAACATGATTACTATAAATATGTAGACAATGTATTAGTTAAACTTACAGATTACGGTCTTACATCTGATTTTGTGACGGCAGGAGTGATTAATGGCTCACAAATGATAGGTGGAGATATTTATTCTCAAAACTACTCTTCCACTACTGGAACACATATTAACCTTAACGATGGTACATTCTCTTTTGCAGGTAAAAATCTTACCTATGATGGGAAAGTTTTGGTTTTAACAGGTAAAATTAATGCAAAAGCAGGTGGGACAATCGGTGGTTGGAATATTGGGGATAAGTCGCTATATAACAATACCACTTCTATGACATCTAAGACAGTAGGTACTTATATTGGAACAGATGGCATCAGACAATATGCTTCTGATACTGCATATATCAATATACAAAATGGTATTATCACAGCAAAAGGAGCTAATATATCAGGCACAATTACAACAAAAAATATCACAGCCACAGGTGGGACAATCGGTGGTTGGAATGTTTCTTCCACTGCTATTTATTCTGGAACATCTGTAACGAATAATGCTTCGGGTGCAGTAGGCATATCTAGTTCTGATTTTACAAGAACAATTAACGGTGCTTCGAGAACTGGTTTAAGGTTTGCAATTGGCAGTAATTTTGGTGTTACTAAAACTGGTGGGTTATATGCTTCAAATGTTGATATATCTGGTAAAATGACCGCAACAAGTGGTAGTTTTACAGGTTCAATTACTTCTACTTCTGGAACAATCGGTGGTTGGACAATAAAATCTTCTGCTCTTTACAACGGAACAGATTCTATGTCTTCTGCTACAGTGGGTACATACATCGGAACAGATGGTATCAGACAATATGCTTCTAAGTCTGCGTATGTAAATATACAAAATGGTATTATTACTGCAAAAGGTGCTCATATTACAGGTACAATTTATTCAACTGATGGTTCAATCGGTAATTTAAATATAGACGGGAATGGTATTCACGCCTCTACAAGTGGTTCAGGATGTGGAATGTTAAACTCATCTACTATTGCAGACGGAAATGGTAAAATTGCTTTCTTTGCTGGTGCAGACACAAGTAATATTGGTTCTGCTCCGTATAGAGTTTATCATAACGGAAAGGTTGTTTGTAGTAAGCTTTATGTTACTGGCGGTAGCTTTTCTATTGGAAGTGCTTTTTCCGTTAATTCGTCTGGGACTACTACAATTTCAGCAGGCAGTATTGGTAACTGGGAAATAGGAACAGACGGTTCACTAAAAGGTAGATCAGCAGAAGGAAGAATGAGCCTTGGCTTATATCCTAATGGTTGTTTTGTTGGTGGATATACATTTTATTTAGTAGTATGGGATTACGGTGGTAGTGTACCCATTTACGGTTTAGCAAGTGATGGTTGGCATACTAGCATATAATAAAAATAAATTTAAAGGAGTTAAAGGAAATTATGGAAAATATAAATACAATTAATAAACCAGTATCTATGGTTTTAAACGAAGCGAAAGATGTAATTGTTAATGCAATTAATAGCGTACAGTTACATCCCACATTATTAGAAATGGTTATAAAGGATATATATAATGAAGTAAAATATAATGCCGTTGCATTTTCTGAACGTGAAAAAGCTGAGTATGAACAGGCATTACAAAAATCTGAGGAGTCTGCTGTAGAACAGTAGACTCTTCTTAATATAAATACGAAAGGATTGGAATGATGGCTTTAGAAAACATTGTAAAACATATAATTCTTGATGTATCTAAAAGCAGATATGTGTCTGTAATAGTAAAGCAGAATGACATAAATATTAGAACAATTATTGTTAAAGTAGCAGATAATGGACGACCATATTTCGTAGATAATACAATAAAACCGAGAATTAAGTGCAAAAAAGAAGACGGAACGTATGTAATCAACGATTGTACTGTTCTTGAAGATGGAACGGTACAGATAGATGTTACTGACCAGATGACGGCTTGTGATGGAATACATGAATGTGAATTAGCTTTACTTGATGGCTATTCTGAACAAGTATTACATACAATGAATTTCGTTATAAGTGTCAGAAAAGCTCCTTTCAGTGATGATGAAATTTCTTCTACAAATGAGTTTATTGCACTTGAAAATGCTTTAATGAAAGCAGATTCGTGGAGCTACGAGATTTTGTCTGACACCCCACCAACCGAACAGAGGGACGGCGATTACTGGACAAGACTATTATAAGAAAGGAGGATTTTATGGCAAGTAAATTTAATAAAGCCGAAAGATATGTTAAGCAAGACGGTGAGTATAAGCTTTTGTCGTATGCCACTTCTAGTGAATCTGTAGAGATGACAGATGGAACAGACTTACAGACTAAAGCAGATTCTATAGATAAAGCTATTTCTGATGAAACGACAAGAGCAAAAAATGCAGAAAGTGATTTAGATTCAAAGAAAATCAATAAAACTACTGTTGCTACTTCTTCTACACTTGGTCTTGTTAAGTCTGGCACAGATATTACGGTAGATAGTTCTGGTAATGTTAGTGTAAATGACAATTCACACAATCATACTGTAAGCAATATTTCTGATTTAACGGCTACTGCAAGTGAATTGAATGTATTAGATGGTATTACAGCAACCACTACCGAATTAAACTATATTGATGGTGTTACAAGTAATATTCAGACACAGTTAGATGGCAAATCAAGTAATGGACATACACATGATGACAGATATTATACTGAAACTGAAATGGATACGAAATTAAATGCTAAACTTAATACTTCTCTTAAAGGGAGTGTAAACGGTCTTGCAGAACTTGATGAAAACGGTAAAGTACCATCCAGTCAGTTGCCTTCATATGTGGATGATGTAATTGAGGGGTATTATTATAGTAGTAATTTTTATACCGATTCAGCTCATACCATAAAAGTCACAGGAGAAACTGGTAAGATATACATAGATTTATCTACAAATAAAACATATAGATGGTCTGGCAGTGCATTTGTAGTAATTAGTGAAACATTGGCATTAGGAGAGACATCTTCCACTGCTTATCGTGGAGACAGAGGTAAGATTGCTTATGACCATTCGCAAACTGCACATGCTCCAAGTAACGCACAAGCTAACCAGAATGCGTTTAGCAATGTACTTGTAGATTCTATCAATATTGCTGCAAACACCCCAACAGATACACTTACTCTTGTTGCTGGTTCAAATATAACAATTACACCTGATGCAACTAACGATAAGATTACTATTTCAAGTACAAGTACAATTTTGGGTACAGATACGAAAGTTACCCAAACACCAACAACAAGTAATGCTTCTTATCCGTTATTACTTGCTCCAACTGGTCAAACTACCGCTACTACAACAACGTCATATTTTGCAACAAAGTTTCAAGCAAATCCTTCGACTGGAGAATTCACTGCTCCAAATTTGACAGGTACAACGGGAGTATATGCAACGAAATATTATGGAACGACAGATGCAGGACAAGCATTCATTTTTAATGGATATTGTGGAGGAAAGAGAGATACAGCCGACATACTCAAGGTTAGCGGAAGTAGTGCAGATGGTACAACAAATACGCTAAATATAAATACAGATCTTGATGACATTTCTTTTACCAAACCAATGTATGTTAATAATACATTTACAGCCACCACTGTTAAATCATTTGGTGACGTTATAGCTAATTATGGAACGGACAAGCAAGTGAGCTTACAAGGGTTAAAAGATACAACTACTCAAATAAGAGGCAAGTCTATTTTCAGTATTAATAAGTATGGCACAGGAACGTCAAAAAAAGGTAGTTCAGTATCGCTTTGGAAAGATAGCGCAACTCTTACTCACGGGTTTTACATTGCGATTATTTCGGCAGTAATATCAACAAATACTGGCACTAGTCGTATTGAATTATTAGCCAACAGCAATGCACTTGTGGCTGCACATACAAATTCAACCACTTATGAAAGAGTACTTGCAGTACATAATTTTGGTGTTAGTAGTGAGCAAAGTTTTAATTTTGAATTAGTAGCAAAAAGCCAAGACGCTAGCTCAACTGTTACTGTTCCTGGTTATAGGACTTATAGTGTCTTAATATTCAAAATTGGTTAGAAAGGCGAAGCAATGAAAGCAATAATCAATGAAAAGTTATACGATACAACAACATCAGAAGTTGTTTACATAGGGAATATGGAAGCCTTATATAAAACCAAGAATAAGGCGTATTTCAGAACTTCGAGTGAGGGAATACAACCTATGGGAATTGAAGAAGTCAAGGAATATCTCGGAATTAAAGACGTAGACGCTTACATTAAAGAATTTGGTTCTGTAGATATTGCATAAAGTAAAGGAAAGGAGACTTAATTATGTCAAGATCAAGAATTTTAAAGACAGGAGAAAATCAGATTACGCAGTCTTACCGACAGCACTATGACAAGGTTCATTCAGGAAATGGATGGGCTATCGGTGTTGATGTGGTAAAGAAAACCAACCAGTGTGATAGTATTATCGCACATACTGACGGAACAGTTATCAAGGTGATGGATAAGATGACAGGGACAAACTGTGTCCATGATCCAGAAGGAATGGGCTATGGAAATTATGTTATGATCCAGCATAAGGATAACTATGTAACGTTATATGCCCATTTAGCAAGTGTTGCTGTTAAACAGGGTCAGAAAGTATCTAAAAGAACTGTTATAGGATATATGGGAAATACAGGTTATAGCTATGGAGCACACGTTCATTTTGAAGTCAGAAAATATAAGATTAATAATCCAATGATAGCTTTACATGATAATACAAAGTTTGAGTGGTTAAATCCTGAACCATTTATCAACTCAGATTTACCAGGTAATAATTGTGCTACCTCTATTGTTGGTTATCTTGACGTTGCAAAAATGGATGGTAATGATAAGATCTTTATTTCTGGCTGGGCTTATGGAGGAAGTCAGAATGTTAAAATTAGAATTTTTAATAGTAATTGGAATTTTTACCTTTATAATTTAAAGGCTAACCAGCCGAGAATAGATGTGTTGGAGGCAGGTTATCCAACAGACAAGGTGGGATTTAGCGATACATATCCTGTTTCATTATTAAATGGTACATATAATGTAGAGGCTTATGTCGATAATGTCAAATTGACGAATACTAAACAGATAGTTGTTAAAAAAGAACTTGCCCCTTATAGTTATTCTGCATATGCAAATTCAAGTAATGATTATTACAGAGTCAGGACTTCATTTACCAATGAGAAATCAAGCAAAGGTTCATTCCATTCTTTTACTTTAGCTTACAATGAATGGTCAAGAAACAAAACAAAAGGATACCATATTTATGATAAAAATGGTAAGCAGCTTGATTAATTAAGGTTGGATTGAATATCCAACCTTTTTAAAAAGGGGGAAAACATGAATGCAATACAAGAATTATTTAAAAATTCTGCAAGTTGGACAACTGTAATATTTGTTGTACTTGTTCTATTGTTTGCAATAAAAGAAATAATTTCTGTAATTTCATATCTTTGTGAAAAATTTGGAATAAAAACAAAAAGAATTATAGAAAGAGAAAATTTTGAAAAACGAGTAAATAAATTAGAACAACATGATGAAAAACAATATGATAAATTAAATGAATTATGCAACAGTATTAACGACATAAAAGTAACCATTATAAAAAATGAAGAGGAACGAAAAAGCGATGTTGTTGCTTCGTATCGTTCTACTTTATATAGATTACATGAAACTTTTATGAAAAACGGATATGTGACTTCAAGTGGATTAAAAACGTTTGTTGAATGTGGAAAAAGATATGAAAAATGTGGTGGTGATGATATATACCATCAAAAATTATATCCTGAAGTAATGAGTTTACCTGTTGAGAATCAGGAGGAACAAATATGAAAAAGAAAAAAGAATTTTCTAAAAAAATACTAATTGCAGATTATTTAATCGCTTTGTTGATTGTTATATTTCTTATTATATGTAGTATTAAAAATTACATTTATGTATCAAATATACAAAAAACCATTATCGAAACGGGTTGTCAAATTTCTATAATATATCCTTATGACTTGACTAATCTCACAATAATATTAACAGCGTGGATTGGACAACTAGGCATATCTTCAACTGCATATTATATAATGTGTAAATCGGATCACAAAATTCAATTGCCTATGGCAATGTTAAATACCATGCCAGATAATATTAAGGATAAATTAGATATGACAACTATTGTTACTACTGTATTAAATGCAACTGATAATTAACAGAAAGGAAAAAATATAATGAAAGATATTTTAGTGAAATTATTATACATACTTGTAACAGGATGTGGCACAGCAGTTGCTACATTTCTTTGTGTTTTATTAAAAAGTAAAATTAGTGAACTTTCATCAAAGATAAAGAACACTAAACTTACAAAATATATTAATGCTGCTACTGAGGTAGTTACAAAAGCAGTATTAGATGTATCACAGACATATGTTGATGCTTTGAAAAATACTGGTGAATTTACAAAAGAAGCTCAGGTTATAGCTAAAGAGAAAGCTATTGATATTGCTACAAAACTTATAACAGAAGACGGTAAAAAAGCCGTTGAAGAAATATACGGCGATTTTTCAATTTGGTTGTCAACAACTATTGAATCGAATGTTAAGAAGAATAAATAAAAAATGGGAGACACTTATTATTGGTGTCTCCCATTTTTTTACGTTTTTTCTTGGTAAATGTGTATGAAATGTTTTTTATTATTTTACAAAGCTACTAACGAGACTTGAACTCGTGACCTCATCCTTACCAAGGATGCGCACTACCTCCTGTGCTATAGTAGCATAAATAATATATCATTACTTTGCAAGTATACAAAATAATATTATATTTGTCAAATTGTTTTCTGGTTGTGGTAGAAACTGTGGTAGATTTTTTATTGTACCACTGATTTTATTAGGATTTATGAGCGTTTCAATGTGGTCTAATGTTTTCCTTACCAAGGCGACGCTCTACCTCCTGAGCCATAGTAGCAAGCTCATGAACAAATGTACCATATTTGCAGAATATAT